ATAAACAACGACTGGATGTTACAAACTTTAAGCACAATATAAGATGAAAAGAGAAAGAGACATAAATTGGTTTCTGTCAGAACCTACAAGGTTAATGCAGATGAAGCCTTTTACAAGAGGTGGAACAACAAACCTACATGGCTATGAAAAGTTAAAGGGTGGTGTGTTGAATAACACTATGCTTGAAACAGGGTTTGCAAGTTTGAATCTTAATCCAATTTCACAGGATTTGTATATAACAGAGTATCGCCCCGACCTACACCATATTATATTAAATAAGGCAATACCACATATCAAGGTTGTGCTTGACGGACACGAATTGCCTACAAACATGATGGAAATTACACAAACGGCATCGTTTCAAAAGCTGATTCACTCTGCTCATGTTCGCAACCTTACAGCAAACCCTCTTGATTTCTGCTTGTTTAACCCAAAGCCAGAGGACGGCGAGCGCGAATTGTTTGACCAAATCAAGCAGGAATGGATGTGGCGCAATTGCGAGTGGAACAAGTACATGGCAATCAATACTTGTAAACAACTTGGCAATTGTGGATTGCTTTTCTCTTACGACAAGGAACAAGGTAAATACGCAATGACCAATTTCTCGTATGAGGATGGTTATCAAATGACACCGAACTATGACGAATACGGTAACGAGGTTGCACGTTCTTTGTTCTACCAAGTGGGCAATAAGGTAGTTATTGATACATTTGACAACAAGAAACATTATCACTGTGTGCAAGGTGATAAAGGTTGGAAGATTACCCATGTTCTTCACGGCTTCTCGCGTAATCCGTTCCTTATCAAGCGAGGAAAGGTTGCTTGGGAATATGCCGAGTCAAGTATCGAAATGTGGGAGTTGATGGCCAACATTGCCGCCATAGCCTTAAAGCGTTTCGGTACATTTGCCCTTGCATTTTGGGGCGAAATGGATAAGGGTAGTTTGCAGCGTGATTCAAGTACGTTGATTGTAAACCTTTCAAGCGACACGTCAAATGGCAAACAAGATGTTAAGGTATTGGAATTTCCAGAGCCTCAGACAATGGATGGCTATCTCAAGACTTTGGAGGAAAAGATTTCATTGTTCTCTTCCACGTCGTTTATCACACCGAAAGACATAACAACATCAAACAGCGGTGGCAATGGTATTGCCCTTGCGATGTCGAACGACTACTCCCTTGCAGTTCAAAGTGCAATGGATTGGCAGCGTTTCGTTAATGATATGGTGTATTTGCACCAAGAAGGTCTTGACATCGAAAGCAACGGCGCAAGCAAGTATTCACAGGTTCGCATTGGTGCAAAAATCAACCCTTGGTCACTCGAAACAACAAACACCAAGCTTGTCAACCTTGGAATGGAAGCACCATACTTGTCAACACAGACTGTATTGGAAAAGTGTCCCGATGCAGCACCAGACGAGGTTGAGCGTGTTATCAAGGAACGTGGTAGTCTTGTTAGTCGTAATGATTCTATGGCAAACCAAGCTGCAACAACCGCCGAGAACGTTGCTACAAACCGCAATGATGTAATAATTGATAATCAACCTGACAATCAAAACGTATAAAGACATGGATATATATAGCATTATAAACACGATAGTAACAATCTTCCTTGGTGGCGGTTGGTTTATCTACTACAAGGCTAACAAAAAGAAAGCGAACGGAGAAGCTACGGTTGCGGAGGCGGAGGGGTGGATTAAGCAACAAGAGGCTTATCACAACTCTATTGAAGAGTGGAAAAACACTTGCGAGTTTATCCGTAAAGACAGAGATGAGTTGCGTAAGGAAAACGAAGAGTTGAGAAAGGAAAACAAGGAATTGCGCAAACGCATTGGAGAACTTGAAGACAAGATGCTTGACTTGCAGAAAGACGTTGCACGCAACGGACGCAGGATTGAGGCAATAGTGAACAAAGAAAAAAGAAAGAAAAAAGAAAAGGAGGAGTAATGACACTTATGAATATTTCACAAAAAGGAATAGACCTTATAAAGAAGTTTGAGGGTTGTAAACTATATGCTTATCGTGATAGTGTTGGCGTGCTGACAATAGGCATTGGTCACACAAAGAACGTAAAAGCAGGAATGTCTATTACACAACAACAAGCGGAAACGTTTCTGAAAGACGATATAAAGCCCATAGAAACGCTTTTGAACGGCATGGGTATAAACTATACGCAGAACCAGTTTGATGCGCTTACGAGTTGGATATTCAACCTTGGGCAAGGTAATTTCAAATCATCTACCATGTACAAGTATATTGTGGCAAAAAAATCTGACATAGCAATTACCGACCAAATGGTGAAATGGTACAATGCAGGTGGCAAACCTCTGCTTGGGCTTAAAAGGAGACGTGTTGCAGAAGCAAATATGTTTCTTGGGCGAGACGTGTACTATGTAGACACCTTGGGTAACATAAAAAGAAGTGAAGTGTGAAAGGATTATGTAAATCAATAAGTTGCATAAATATTTGCAAAAAACAAAAACATTGTGTATATTTGCACAAAATTAGAAAGATATGAACAATGTATTACCACCAACAAGAGGAACAGACCTGAAGTTCTGCGTAACGGCGGACTTGGGTGACAACATTCACTTGGACGATGTTGACTTCAAGTGCAGATTCTTTCGTAGCGGTCTGAACAACGGACAGACCGTGGAGAAGAAAGACATGGTGCGCATCAGCGAAGATGAGTATCTTGCCGTCGTTGACACTAAGGTTATCGGCAGTGGCGAGTACTATATGGTATTCTCGGCAAGGATTCCTGACAGCGATATGCCTGACGGCTTCCGTGACGAGGTAGTGACCGTACCAACGGGTATAAACGTAAAATAGTGTGTAGTGTATGGGCTGTATCAGTGTATCGGTTGAGCGGTTAGGCGGCATCAGCGCATCGGTAGGTCGCATCGGTGGTATCGGCGTGGCAGTTGCAAGGTGTGGTGGCATTAACGTGTCGGTAGGTCTTGTATGTGATGTCGGTGTCATCCGCTATCTGCACGTACTGCCAGAGGATATACAATGGATAACCGTTGATACGTCTATCGACTACAATGTACTGTCGAATACGGATTGGAATGTAACTTAATATTAACTTAAAATTAGAAGATTATGGCTTATTCAAGTTGGCTCATACCGAGCAAAACACAAGGAAGCGGCAACGATACCGTAAACGTTACCGCAGGTTCTAACAACACTGGGCGCAATCCCCGTAATACCAATGTGACGTTCTCTGCCGCAGGCGTGGCAGACGTTGTACGTCAGGTCGTGCAGGCAGGCAAGCCTGAGTTCGTGACTATCGAATCGACCAAGAGCGTGTCAAAGGGCGGTGTATCTACGCTTACCATCACTGGTACGTCTAACTCATCGAAGCTGACGTTCTCGCTTGCAAGCGGTGCAACCTTGTCTTTGACGTTGCCGAGTAGCTATACCGCCAACTCCGTCAACACCAACAACGGTGCTGCCATCAGCGGAGACCCAGGCGCAAGTGCCGAGTTTGCCTTCTCGATTGCATTCTCGAACATACCCGAAAACACCACCATTGACGCTAAGACTGCGCAGTTGGTTGTGACTGACAATGCAGGCAATGAGGCAACGTGTACTATTACACAGGCCGCTGGTGACGCTACACTGAGCGTAAGTCCCGCAAGCGTACAGCTCGACTGGAACGCATTCAGCGAGAGCACAAGTGCATCGTTCACCGTAACGTCTAACACTAACTGGACTGTATCTTAATAGAGACTATGACGGTACAGATTCCTTGGACTAAAGGCAGTGGTAACATTATCTTGACCTTCACGGGTCAAGGTAATGGGACTATTGTCGTTACAAGTGATGATAATAATCTTGACGAAGAGCGCAGTCAGGTGCTTACGGTCAGCGGTGGCGGCATATCCCGTCACGTTACCGTTACGCAGGGTGCTGCACCTAACTTCCGTTTGTCTGACGGCAAGTATTTGCGCTTATCAGATGGAAAATACCTTAACGTAAGAGTTGATTAACTATGGCAGTATATGATTCTAAATATAATGGTGCGGAACTTGATAAAGCTCTTGATGATGCCTTGTCACATATCCAAAACACAAGCAATCCGCATAACGTAACCAAGACTCAGCTCGGTCTTGGTAATGTTGGTGACTTCAAGGCTGTATCGACCGCAGCCAATCAAGGGTTAAGCGAAACCGAAAAAAGCAATGCCCGTACCAATCTTGGGTTGGGGTCTATGGCTACCAAGAACAACCTTACCGAGAGCGATATTCCGTCTATCCCAAAGAGTAAGATATCGGACTTCCCGACGTCACTTCCAGCCAACGGAGGTAATTCTGCTACGGTAAACAATCATACTGTTTTATCAGATGTACCTGCTAATGCCGTATTCACAGATACAAATACTTGGAGACCCCTTGGTACTGGTGCTACAGATGCGTGTGCTGGTAACGATAGTCGTTTGAGTGATGCGAGAATGGCAAAGAATTTGATTGTAAAATCAGAAAGGGTGTCTTCTGATTTTTCTATAACTACAATTCCTGATAGTTATGCAATACAAGGCTATTCTTATACTATAATTTTGTATAATGACAGTAATTTAGACCCCACTCCTACTGATTATGTTATATCATTGGCTACAAGCGTATCAATAGGAAGTAGAAGTTATCCAGTAGTTACGCCAGACGGAAATCCTATCGAATTAACTTGTCCCGCAGGTGGTTATTGCGAAATAAATCTTTTAATAGAAAACAACCAAGTGTACGCTCGTGGAATCTAAATAAAATACGACTATGGAAAAGAAATATGTATATATAAAGAAGAGTATCGGTAAACCCTATGTCGAGTTTGCCGAGCCATTAAGTCCCGAAGGGTACAACAACCTTGGCTCAACGTGGCAGGACTATCTCGACAATAAGTGGGTAATGCTAAGTGACGAACAGGTGGCATTCCGAGACGAACACCCCAATGCAAGCATCAAGGAGGTGTACGATATGGAAATTGTAGTGCCCGTCAGAACGCTTGAACAAGCAAAGCAAGAGAAGCTGTGGGCTATTGAGGACTACGACCGTTCCGACCATGTAAACAGCTTTACTATTGACTTTGGTGGTGGCGTAACACAAGATGCGTGGATAACGCCCGACCAGCGCAGTAACTACAAAAACTCACTCGATAGTGCAGAATTGTTGGGGCTTACGGAAGTTCATCCTGTTTTCAACGGTCAGCAACTGACGCTATCCTTGCAGATGGCGAAGATGGCGTTGGCAAAGATACAGATTTATGCAGACAGATGCTATATCGTAACCGAGACGCACAAGGCAAATGTGCAGGCACTTGACAGCGTTGAAGCTGTAGATGCCTACGACCATACGGCTAACTATCCCGAAAAACTTACGTTCACACTTTAACGAAAGGAGGATGCTATGCTGAGACGAAGGGTGATGATGATGGCGCAGAAAGGCGGTCATGAATATGTCGAGATTGGCGGCATCAAGTGGGCAACAATGAATATCGGTGCTGAAAGTATCACTGACTATGGACTTTACTTTCAATGGGGTGAAACTAACGGTTATACTCGCGACCAACTGATAGCAGGTCAGTTTCCGACAGGATGGTCTAATTACAAGTTCAATCCAAGTGGTGATGGAGAAACATTTACTAAGTATAATAGTGTTGACAATAAATATCAATTAGACTTGGAAGATGATGCTGCTAACGCCGCTTGGGGTGGTAATTGGAGAATACCAAATACGGCTGAATTTTATGCTCTTCGACAGGCATCAAATCGTTCACGTACCACTATTGATGGTGTTTCAGGTTTTTTATATACCGATAGTGAAGATAGTTCAAAAACTTTATTTTTTCCCAATGCAGGAGAAGTAGAGAAAAAATTTTGGGGTAACTCGTATAGAAACGGAACAATGTCTTATTGGCATAGCAGACGCAATGTATATAACCCCGAAATTGGAATCTATACAAGTGGAACGCCATGGTCTTATCCCGAAAATAATGAAACATATAGGTCAAGTTTGTTGCCCATCCGTGCTATACTTGATGAGTAATAACGACTTAAAAGAAAGATTATGACAACATTAGCAGTTATCTCAATGCTACTCGCCATCGCAGGCGTTGGCGTAGCGACATTCAATAACAAGGAACTACCCGAAAGTATCAGCGGGCTTGTGTACGACCTGCCAAAGAAGCTGCAATGGCTATGGACTCTGTGGATATGGGCTATCACCGTGACACTTGCCCCGCCACTGATGGAAGCAACCGAAGGAAACACACTACAGTTCCTCGCGTTCTTTCTTGTCGCAAGCCTTGGTTTATGTGGTGCAATACCACTTGTGGCAGGCGAGAAAAACAGGGCACATTACACGCTTGCTGCCATAGCAGGAATACTTAGTCAGTTGTGCGTCATCATCATCAACCCTTGGTGGCTCTTGGTGTGGGGGGCGTGGTGGATTCCTCTGTCGTTCTGCATTATCTTCTTCGACAAAAAGCCGTGGTGGTCGAAGATAGAGGATGTAATAGAGGGCAAGGGAATGATGCTTGTGGAACTGACGGCAATGGCGACCGTGTACGGGTGTCTGCTATTTAGTTAGAATTAAATTTTTTTTGGTTATGAAAAAAGTGTTGTTTTTATCATTATTCGTTCTGCTACTTTCTGGATGCGTGACGAAGCGTGTCATTGAATACAAAGACCGCATTGTAGACCACTATATTACGAACACCACCCACGATACTCTTTACGACCAAGTTGTTGATAGCGTTTATTTCGAGGTTCTTGTCAAGGGCGATACTGTATACAAGACAAAGTACAAGGAAAAGACGAGGTTTAGGGATAAAATCGTTGTCAAATACGACACATGCGTTATAGATAGCGTTGTTACGGAATACAAGGAAACCGTGAAAGAGGTTGAAAAAATCCCTAAAATTTACCGATTCGCCTTGTGGTTCTCAATAATAATTCTTATCTTTGCAATAATTAAAGTTGTCAAGTGGGTTCAAATCCATTAAAAATGTAAAGCATTATGAATACATTAGGAAAAAATAGGACATTTCCGATTTACAAAAGTGACGGAACAAGTTTTCATGACCTCGTTCTACACAAGTCTACATGTGAAAGCATCGTAATGTCGCTCGGCGATAAGATAACTGGCGACGTGTACTATAAGGACAATACTCTTGCGGTTACTATGCAGGAGTATATCAAGTTCAAGGTTAATCCAGACGACGCTAACGAAGATGAGGTTAAGTACGTCCTTGTTTCTCCGCCTACCGTTATCCGCGAAGGTATGGTATCGGATAATTCCGAGTTAAAGGGTATGACGAAATACTCTTTCACGTTCTATCATCCGATGTATATGCTCGGCAACTTTCCGTTCACTGACATCGCTGTTTTGCCAGACCAAGAAAAAAACTTCTCACAAAACAAGACGTTTAACTGGATAGGCTCTTTGGCAGAGTTTGTTGCGAAGCTAAATAAGAATCTCGAAAATACAGAGTGGGTTGTTTCCATTGCGTCGTCTGTCGTTTTATCAAAAAGAAACGAGATTCCAGAAAAGCCGTTGTCATTCGACAAGCAGTATGTCAGCGATGCCGTGAAGACATGCTACGACACATGGAAAGTGCCGTTCACGATTTCACCTATCAAGAACGGAGAAACACACTACAACCAAGGCAAGCGCTTCTTGATTCAGTTCGGCAATCCAACAGAAGCTATCTACGAGGTTGACGAACATGGTCAGAAGACAAGTACGGAATACATATTTAGGTTTGGTCAAGGTGTCGGCCTAAAGAACAATTCGCGTACGCCGAGAAACAACAAAATTGTTACGCGCATTGTCGGTTATGGCAGTGAGCGAAACATTCCTTACGGATACCCACAGATTCCTTGGTACGGCAACCAAGATTGGGACTATACGGTTGACAACGACCCGAACGACCCGAACTCTTATCCTATTTATTGGGGTATCTATGGCGGTCAGTACATAAAACTCATCAAGCACCCTTTCACGCGCACAACGCTGATGCCGTCGGTTTATTCACAGGACGTTTTCAACAAGGTAAGTCCATACATTCAAGGTGGCGCGGCAAACGTCAACTACGACCCGTCTATAGAGATTCACGACTACTACGACGCAATAGATGACCAGACTCACTTATACCCGAATAACGTCAATCCACTTGCGCCGTCAGTAGAGATTCACCAATTCGAGGACGAGTACCCACACTTGTTGAACATGAAAATCAAGGCTGTAGAGCCTTACAACGACAAGTACGAGTATGATAACAAGAAATACACCAAGATAACGTTAGGCGCGTTTAACCTGCGTATTACTGCCGACATGCAAGCCACGTCAAACATGAACGAACGTGCGGCACTTGGTCGCTTGCAAAACGCAATAAACGGAAGTGATACGGAGTTTCACGAAATTACCAATCACGCCTCGTCCTATGTGTTCCAATGTGATGCTTCAAAGGTGGGCGATATTTGGTACGTGGAATATACATCAGACAACGTAAACTACAATTACGCTGCATCCAACTCGTTCCCAGTAGTCAAGTGGGACGATACGATGGATAAGGACGGCAACTACAATCAGTCGTACTTTAAGATTACGCTTCCTCGTCTTACGTTTGACTTGTATGCTTGCGCTTCCATCATGGAACAGATGGATATTAACATGCGAAGTGGTGATTGCCTTGGATGCACATTCCAGATACAGGTTGATTGGGATGACTATAAGGCGAATTTCTATCGTGCAGACGGAACGTTTGACCCAGTAATTCACACATCACCGAACGACGGGCATGTGCGTGACGGAATAAAGTACCCTGATTCAAGTGTTGGCTCTATCGAGATTATCGTTCAAAAGGACATTGACACGTTCGGTAAGTTGATGCCTAATACGTATCAACAACCAAAGGGCGAAAGCGCAGAAGGTGAGAACGACGGCGACCAATTTGTAATCCTCGGAATTTCCCTGCCGTTGTCTTATATCACTGAAGCCGAAGAACGTCTTGACGAGTCGATGAAGCAGTACATGCTTGAAAACAACGTACACTACTACGACTATCCGCTGAAGTTCGACGAACATTTCTTGGCCGAGAACACTGGAATCCTTGCACAGATTCAGAATAATGTCAAGGTTAAGTTCCAATACGGAGGTTCTATAACGTCTTTGTTCATCAAACAAGTTGTAATCAAGTTCGGCGAAAAAGTTCTGCCACAATACGACATAACCCTTACGGATGACATCGAAGTGGTTATGAGCAAACTTGGTCAAACAACCGAAGACGTAAGCAAGTTGCGCGTCCAAATGTCAGAGCTTCAGAAGTATTATTCCGAGAACATTATAAACGAAATTAACGACAAACTAAGTAGGGTAATTGATGACGTATGCCTTGGACGAATAACATTCCAGCAAGGTCTGGATTCAATCGGAAACACTATTTTTCACGAAGATGCACGAAGCGCGGATTATTCTTCAGGACTTGGCGGTCGTGGTTGGCGCGTAGACAAACTCGGAAACGCTGAGTTTGAATCCGTGAGAATACGCTCGTTCTTGGAAGTCATCGAACTACTCATCAATCGCCAGCAGGCACAAGAGGGTGACACTGTATTTAGCGATAACGACCAAATCGACCGCGTTGACCGAGTAGTTGACGAAAACGACGGAAGTGTGTCGTACATACTTTCCATCAAAGAAAAGTGGGACGGATATGTTACGTCGCAGATGTATGGCAACATTCTAAAGGGTGTAATAAATACACTTGCAGCCAAGCAGTCTGGTGTTAGCGATGAAAGCGGTTCAAGCCAAGGTCAGGGGTCTGATGATGGCGGAAACGAGTTCTATACGTCGTGGATGCACGTTGTTGGAACAAACGCTACAGAGCCGTCGTTAGGAGTCAATCAGATTCGCGTCGTTCTTTACGGAGATTCCGATGTTCCTTCACAAAAGAATTTCGCGCCTTGCGAACTGATGGTTATTGCGCGTCGCGGTTGTATCAACTACGCAACACCTTCGTCACCACAAAGTGTAAAAGACAGCATCGAACGCAGACAGAGATTCTTTGAGATAAGTGTTACTGAAGGTCGTGTTACAAAGTACACAAACGTAGACAGACCTGTTATCCAAAACGGAAGCTACGGAGTGACTATCGGTGAGCTGCCTGACTTTGTTAAGAGGTATGCCGCAGTTAGCCGCGTTCTTGCACAAGTAGGCGAACACACCGATTGGCTATACGCACAAGGCATCGTGGTCGGCAATATGATTAAGATTGACCGCGAAGGTAATCTCGAAGTCAATTATGTTGACTGTGGCGCGTGGGTTGACGGCAGTCAGATACAAGAACCTACGCCGCGTCACGGTGTCTATTACTACAATACATGGAACGAGACGGCACAACAACAGGAAACACATGATGTATGGCACAACAACGCGAAATGGCGTTGCCTACAGAACCAACCTGTAACCGTAGGAGGCGTTACGACTTACTATGAGCCGTCAGACGCTAATAGCGAGTATTGGTTGAAGCTTGAGGAAGGCGCAATGGGGGACAGCCCCGTTTACGTTTACAGTAACAACGAGAACGACAGCGTAGGTTTGACGTATAGCGGAATGGTTGACGGCAACCAAACGATAACATCAAACGTTTACGCATATCGTGGTTCTGATGCAATACAATCTTTCCAAGTACACGTTTACGACGGAACTGAAAGTTCTGCTAACGAGTATTCGGCTGGTGTCGAGAAGAACGGTGTTACCGTATCATGGAGAATAGGAGTTGGTGTGGTCGGGTTTAGTATGTTATTTAGAAACGGATATGACTTTTCGCAAATATCGAAGAAAGTTTTCTTGGTCAAAATAATTGCAGGGAGCGATGTTCGTTATGTAAGAATTAATGTAAATCTTGTAAAAGCAGCCAAGGACGGAGACCATGCGGTTTTATGGAAGGTTGTGACGAACTACACAGAAGTCGTAAAGAAGAAAGATGGTTCTTATGTTCCTTCCCAATCAATATCTTGTTTGGTGGTGAAATCAGTTGGTGGGCAAACGTCTTACCCGTCATCTGGATTTACACTCCAAAAAAGCCTAAACGGAGGAGAATGGACTACCATCGCAACATCTAACACAACAAACCCGTCTGACATAACAACAAACCTAAGATATAGGGTTCTTGTAGACCAAATTGAAATGGACTTACAAACCGTTAGTCTTGTTTCAGACGGAGAAGATGGAACTTCGCCTTATTTTGCAGACCTTGACAATGAAATGGATTCCGTGCCTTGTACTAATTCAGGCGTTCCGACATCGGCATACGACCAAACACTCAATGTTGGTTTGTGGCATGGTTCTAATCAGATGTCTATTTCATCAATGTCGTACAAGGTCAACAATGGTACTACATATAGCGATTCTCGCACAATAGACGGAATTACAGTAACGCCGAGTCCTGAAAACAAGACTATTCGCATACAAGTTGCGAATAGTACTACTACTACGTTGGCAGAACATAACGACATCGAGATAATTGTTGAAGGAAGCGGTAGTGTTAGCAAGGAACTACACTTTACGCTCAATGGAGTACGCGCAGGTTCTAACGGCGAAAACGCGGTTATCTACAACTTGAAACCAAGTCCAGATTCAATCAATGTAGCAAGAGAAGATAATGGAAGTTACGCCCCATCAAGTGCGTCTATTAAGTGTGGGTATGTCAAGAATGACGGCGGTGTAATGACAGAATCGCCTACTGCCTATGGATTGATAGATAACACATACAGGGTTTATTTTAGAATAAAATCAAGGTCAACTCATGCGTGGAGTGAAAATTACGGTCTGTGTACGGCAGCAGTTGGTGGGCAAACTCGTTCGGTTGAGGCTGTAGAGTTCGTTTTATGTTCGAGAAAAGATGGTGTTGCAAACTTTGATTCGCCAATATCAGAAGCAACGTTATCATCAAACTACAACATAATTGACCGAGAAACTGTCTTAATCGTCGCAGACGGAATGAAAGGTAACGACGGAGATGGCTCTACAACTGCTTACGCAACCCCATCACAGATTACAGTACAGTGCGATGGCAGCGGCAGCGTTGTCAGCCAATCGGACAATCCCGTAGATTTTTCATTAAAGGTTGGGGGCGAAACTGCGACTATTACAGAGGTCACTTATGGAACATTACCAAACGGCGTTAGCATCATCGGTAGTTCTGGAACATCAAGAACAATCCGTATAACTACAAGCGCAACTGCTTCGTCGATGTCTAACGGTGTTACGTTTACTGTCACAGGCACTTATGACGGAGAAACTTTCTCTGCTCCAGTAACCGTAGCTCTTATAGGAACTAAACAAGGAGATACTGTGTGGAATCAGACGGCATACAAGTATTTCATGGACGGCGAGACGCTTGACAAGCCGACAAAAACAAGTGGAATAACGCCTGCGACAACGGACTTTTATAACGATTGGTATTCGACACCACAAAATACTAAGTCTGTCACAAAAAATACTTATGTCAATAATTCTGGGTTAAATACAGATATTGGCGATATGAGCGTGTGGCGTGATTTGGTCTCAACTGACGAAGAGTATGGTGTTTATGGGGCAGGATGGCGTGTTGCAAGGGGAAACCAGTCTGATTCTTCCAACTCAAAACATGTTATTGATAAAGTGTGTTTTACACCGACATCTAATAACGAGTATTTTGTTTTGTATATTGCCGCAGACGCTGAAATGGGCTACGATGGTGTGTTTGTTAGCGACATCAACCCATCAAGCTATAGTGAATCAAATTGGGACGTTTCTTCTTTGTCAACACACAATCGTACGGCAAATAGTGTACTTAAAATTGTAATCAACGTTACTAACAAAAAGAATACGTTGTGTTGGTTTTACATTACATACAAGAAAGATGAAAGCGGATATGCTGGTAACGATAGCGGATATTATAAACTCGAAAAAAGCATTGGATTTTCCGTATATTCTTCTTTTGCAACGATACAAAACGGCTCTGTGGTAGGAACTTGGTCTAATGCTGAAAAATGGCAGGGTTCTGACGGAAAGATGGGGCGTAGCTACTATTGTGCAACAGAGTTCGACAAAAATAATACAACAGACGTATTTGTCGTAAGTAATGCCCAAGCACCTTATTTCAAGACAAGCGAAAATAGCTACTATGTTTTTAATTACAACGCAAATGGTGGCTACACGATGGCTCAGATGTGGTCTATAAGTAATGGCTCGTTCAACAATGAACCTTGGGAGGTTATGACCAACGACTTTAAGTACCTGATTACAGAAGCCGTTTTTGGAGAATACGCGCATTTCGGTGCAAACATCATCAATGCTGACTACAGATATTCGCAGTACGGCTTTATGCGAGGTTTTGGCGAAATTAAGGCGAATATATCTGATTCGTCTCAATACAAGAACATAGACCCAAACGACCCATTCGGAATAGAAGAATTTTTGGACGATTCGAGAAAAATAAGAAACGAAAGTTTTGTTGACTATGAAATGTTAACTCCTAACCATTACTCTATAGTCGGATGCCTGATAGAATTTTCATCATCTTCATCTTCGTCGTATGGTCATAGTATATATCAGAGTGGCGATGCTTATTTTAGGTATAAGACAAAATCTGCTACACAATGGGGTTCTTGGATTGCTTTCGGGTCAGGCTCATATAGTTTCGCAATTTCAAACAACAAAAACGATACATCGTCGTCTACGAGTAGCTTTAGTTGGCAGACATATCCTCCAATGCCGACTGCATCGCAACCGTATTTGTGGTTAAAGACAGGTTCTTCGTCGTGTATGCGCGTGTCATCAAAAGTAGCAAACTTTACGCTTGAAAAAAACGAATGGTATACGATTGAGATTGGTGCCGAATACGCAGACTCTATGAATCTGAATGTCCGTATCGGAAACAATACAAGAGGAAGATACATCGTATTATTATCCAACATGAAAAAGTACGAACTTACTGATAATGATAGAACAATCGTATGTTACGCCATATTCAAATATGAAGGTGTTACAATCAACGATGCAAATGTTTGGTTAAGTTCGTTTGACGGGTACGTGAACTTTGTTGCAGTATATAAAGCTCAATTTGTTCCGTACCTTTGCGAAGACTTGAAAGTTGGAAAACTTGTGGTCAACGATATTGTAGCAAGGGGAGAGTTGCACGGGGAATCTTTGTACTTCAAACATGCAATTGCGTTTCATAGAGTATACGTACATGACGAATCAATCCTATCTATCCCACATGCTCACGACAACGAAATAACAACAATTGTATTACCATCTCCGACTGAATCAAACGGAAGAGTAATTGAGGTTTATAGCGGTCTTGAAGATAATCAAAATTGGTCTCCAACATGGGATGGGGCTTCGTCTGGCGATTACTTTCGTTCGTTCGTTTGTAATACTGGCGGAGTTGGTGCTGGTGGAACTTGGGATGCTACTTACGTAAAGTTCTGGAGTGACGGCGATTATTGGTACGTACTAAAGGCTGAGAGGGCTGTTTATGATTATGACAACGATAGACATCTCATTCAATTGATAAGCAAGACACATTAACTCAAATAGTACGAACATTAAGCCCTGCCATTAACATGGTGGGGCTTTTGTTGTGATATACACATATTTCAACGGACTTAATTTTGATAAAAAAAATAAAAACAACAACAAAAACACACCATAAAACGTTAATATTCAGCAACTTAAAAATTGTATATGGACTTGAAAAAGTTCTCTATTGTTTAATCCTTTTTGAATTGTATCTTTGCAACGACAATTGATGCGCGTCTTGTCATAAACAGAGTAACAACAATTTAAAAAGGATTTTATTATGGCAGAAATCTATCAACTCCCTGACAATCAGGGCAACAACGGAGGATTTGGCAACATTCCGTTCTCTATTCCCATCGGTGGTTTTGGTATGGGTGGCGGTCTTTTTGGCGGCAATTACGGTATGAACGGGATTGCTGACTTGTTTGGACTGGCTATCATTGCTTCAATGTTCGGCTGGAACAATGGCGGATTTGGCAATGGAGGCTTTGGCGGAGGCAACTCAGGCGCGGCTTTCCTCGCTAATCAGCTCTCGAACGATTCGGGTCGTGAACTTATCATGAACGCTATCACCAACCAAGGCGAGGCTTCACGCACGGCTATTCAGACACTTAGCACTATGCTCGGACAGGATTTCAATCTCGTAAACAGCGCTGTCAACAATGTGCAGTCGGCTCTTAGCAACCTTGCTTTGCAGCAGGCAGTAAGCGTTCCTCAGATTATCAACTCTATTCAGACTGGCGATGCAAGCATCATTAGCGCATTCCAGAAGTGTTGCTGCGACCAACAGCTTGCCACTTGTCAGCAGACCAACACCTTGCAGAATGCTATCAATGGTGTAGGCAACAAGGTTGATGCCAAGGCTGCTGCCGACCAGTTGGCTATGTGTCAGCAGACATACGCCCTGACAGACAACATGAACCGCAACTTCCTCGCTATTGACAACAAGCTTGATGCTATGGAGTCAAGTCGCAAAGACCGTGAAATTACCGCTTTGACTGCCGAGGTTGCATCCTTGAAGTCTCAGAACTTTACCACTGGTGTTGTTCAGCAGGCGGTTGCACCTATCCTTGGTCAGCTTGCAGGCATTCAGAACGAGGTTGACGACATTAAGAACAAGATGCCAAACACTGTTCCTGTTCAGTACCCCAACTTGCAGGTAGTCAACTCTACTCCATACATGGGTGGTTTCTACGGCAACGGTTTTGGTAATCAGATTGTGTTCTAAGTAGGCGAAAGGAGGTAACGTATGACGTGTTGTAATAACATAACTACGAATGCAGGTGGTATCGCCTACCTACCGTCAACAAATGTTACGGTTGGAACAGAGTCAGTCGATATTGCATTAGGATTCCGTCGTATTCAGCCAGTAGGCTACTTTACGGTACGGCTCTCCGATGCGATACCAGCAGGAACAACAACCACACTTCCAGTAACCCTTACCTTAAACGGTACTACAAGAGCGTTGACACTGTTTGACGGGACTCCCGTTACAGTCGCGGAATTGATTGGTGGTACAGGTGTGTTCCTTGTATTTAATAACCGTTTCGACGGCATACTACAACTGATGTCGCGTACAACCGTTTAATTTAGTGTTTAACAATCAAAAGTAATTAACAATGGATATACAGAATCTTGGCATAGGAAGTCCGTTCTATGTATTGAGAAAGGGAGAAAAGCCTGTCTTGGAAACGGGTGTAGTGAAAACAAAGTCACAACCGAGGGCTAAGTTCCCAACGCAAACGCCAAACATTATGCAGGGTATGCAGATGCAGCAGGTGATTGATGTCACCGTGACAATCAACGGAAAGGATGAGGTGTTTTCCGAAATACCCATCAACGTTGAAATAGCGGCTCGTGGTAATGATACATTTACTGGCAGTCGAGAGGCTATGCTACAAGCGGTTGACGCAATGTTGCAGACTTCAAAGAAAGCCATCGAGCAAGTTCCGTACCACAAATCAGTTATTGCCGAATCAGAAAAGATGCTTGAGGTGTTGAATCCTCAGTATGCAGAAAACAAGAAACAGGCAAGAACAATCAGCGACCTTGAACGTCGTCAGGCTGACACGGACAAGAAACTTGACACAATCCTTGGAATCTTGCAGAAGTTGGATTCTCCTGCGCCAAGTTCTGTTTAATCCTTAAAACCGAATAGATTATGTCTGGATGGATATTTATTGACAAAGAGGACGAACAGGGCAAGCAGCAGATGCGCTCTAACATGCGTTCAATGATGCGTGGTGGCTATCGCAACTATGGTAGTTCAAGTGCTAATATGCGTGGAGACTACAGTGAAGGCTATCGCATGGGCTACAAACACGGATGGGAAGATAAGGAGGACGATTGGATGGACGAAGACGAACATTACCGTCGCCGCAGAGACAGCCGTGGGCGTTTTGTGTGATTGTAGAGGGATTGGATTGGTGGATATATAATTCTGCCAATCCTTTCCAATGTTTAATAAAATGGAATAAATTGGAAAGAATTATGAAACATTATATAAGTGAAAGCCGTGCTATTTACGAGGATGAATATCACGGAATGTTTTCAAAAAGGCTTGCTGAGTGGGCTATTAGCAAAATGGAGACCGAGGACAAAACCACTGGTATGATGAAAAAGATTGTGCCGAGAAAACTTGAAGATGTAAAGGAAGTCTTGAAAGAAAACAAGGTTGAATTGCCAGACGAGTTTTGTTACACGGCTTGGTATCTTTTCAACATGGCGGTTGCTGATTATCCCAAGACCTGCAAAACAGACGAACAGCGTGCATCTTTTGTTGAGGAAACACTATGCGACCCAGATGGAATGCCAGAGAATACGTTGGATTGCTTTGTAACCAAGATGTGTAACGCAGGTGTTCCTATCTATTGGGAGGATATGTTATGAAACAAGCGTATTTAAAATTCCCAGACAACGAATGGGGAGTTGTCGTGGTCTATGATTTTGATACATTGTTTGAACATGATGTGTTAGTTGAGCAAATGCGTAGCTTTGGTATGTCAATAAGGAATGCCGAAAAAGCCTTGCAAATACTATCCAACTACAACACTGGTATGGCGGTAAGTAATGAGACATTAAAGATGTCTGCTATCTACATAAGTGATGCAACAAGTCCAAGTCAATTCTGGGATTCATGCGCCCATGAGCTTGCTCATGTTGTGACAGCCATCATAGACGCTTACGACGTGCCTTATTACTCCGAGGATGCAGCATACTTGTCTGGGTTTCTAATGCGCCAACTTGTAGAGGAAATTGGAGAACCTTGCCGTTAATAAATAAAAACAAACAAAATTATGGAAAGAGAAAAGCTTTTGGAAGAGTACAAGGTAACACTTGAAAGCCTTGTGTCAAAGACGGAGTTTATTTACAGTGAAGAGTTTTACAAACTTGACGAGTTTGAAAAGCAAAAGTACAGCAAGGACAAGATAACCACCGAGGCACATTTGAGTACGTTGTGTGAATTGCTTTGGGGAAAGAAGATGCAGTTTGACAATGGTCTTGGTAGTATGTTTGCACTTGGCATTCTTAGCTCTATGTTCGGTGGTGGGTTTGGAACAATGCCACCAATGCCAAAATTGGAAGAAAAGGATTTTGAAACCGAAATTGAAAATAAAGCCGAATAAGCGCGTTTCTTCTGTTCGGTGGGCAACTATCAAGAAAAGTGCAAGAGAAGCCGTTAGAACCAACGCAAAGTGGCAAAAACGGCTTTCTTTTGTTATTTACTATCCTTGTGCTCTTTTACCCATCGCCAAATCTTATTCATTTCCTTATCTAAATTGGTGTCGGCAAATCGTGGATAGTTAATTTCTCTTTTGCTTAACATCATTATGTGTAAAGCACAGATAAACCCTTCATAGGAATCTATCATCTGTTGCATTCCCGCAACTTCTTTTACTTCGTTGTCATTTAACCTTTCCATCTAAATCACGATTTAACCGTTTGTAACTAAACTTTAATTTCTTGATGTCCCAACCATGCTTGCACATGTTGGTCTTGAAACGTTTCTTAACCTTCCGTGGTAAACGGTATCTTTTGCCTGCAATCTTCTTGTACATCTTGCCTACCGACCTAAATTCTTTTTGTTCCATAATCTTGTTATTTTATCCAATAGTAGCATCCTAAATAATCATAACGCAAGTGTTTTACGGGCTTTCCGTCAATCATAGCAACTTGTTTCTTTTGCCATTTCTTTTTCTTTCGTGGCACTCTTGTATAAAGTAACTTGCGAATGTTACATTTGGCAGAATCAATTTCAAATGACAAAGAACTTGTAAAAGATGTTGGGTAGTATTTTACGTCAATAGGTTCTTCCAACGGTTCAAACTCAAAGCCATCCGATTCTGCAACACATTCAATTTCTTTCAGTTCACCACCGTCAACAGGTTTATAAAAGATTTTTACGTTCTTCTGTTCCATAAGCCTTATAACTCCATAACCATTTCCACCTCATTTTCGTCTCTTGAAAGCTCCTTAAATCCAAGACGCTCGTACCATTCACGTAGCCAGATGTTCTTTGCATCAACGTGCAGGCGAGCAAAGGTCATGTTTTGCGTTCTACATTCTGCTATAGCCAATTGCATCATATCGTTTCCAACACCTTTCTTTCGAGAACTTTCAACAACGGAAAGGTCACAAATGTACCCTGCCTTGGGGAAAGATTTCTCATCAAACTTAACACAAACCATTGCCGTACCATCGCCTTTTACTATATCAACACTTGTTCCCCACCACCACGAATTAGGATGTACAATTACTTTTGTTTCCATAAGCGTTAAAGTTTAGAGATGTCCTAAGTTTGGAAAATAACGTCTTTGGCTTTCATCCCATTTTGCCACACAGCCACAGAACTCACAACGAAAGTCCAGCCCCTCGACTGCATATCCTTCTCTGTTGCACTGAGGGCATAAAATATTAAACTTGGCGGGTATCGTTATCCAATGGCGTTGAAAACTATCGCCCGAATCAAGAGACCCATTTTCGTACATCATTTTTAGGATACTGGTGATGTCTTTGACAGAACTCTCCGAGAGGTCTAATGTCCTGTCTCTCAATAAGTTATTGAGGATTTTCTGCACATCAGCGCCCGTAAAATGAAATTCTTCGAGTGAACTTGCTTGCTCTTGAATATCCCTTTGATATTCCGTCTCTAAGTATTCTTTCAAGTGAACACAGTTTTGTGTTTCAAGCAGAGTTTCTGCTTTCTTTTGAAATTGCGCTAAATACTCTTCCTCGTCTTCGGACGGCACGTTTCTTTTAAACTCAGCCGTATCGAACACACTCGCGTATGCAACTCGAATATCTTCTTCAAGAACCACTTGGAGTACGAATAAATACTCCTGTAGTGTAAAATCTACAAGCCTTACATGTAGGGCATTCTGTGTATCTCTATAGTTCAGCATATCTATATTATTTAGTCTGTTATCTCAATTTCCCATCTATATAGGGCATCATAAACGTGCTTTGTTATAAGTCCTTTTGTGTAATATTCATTAGCAACCTCTTTGATATACTCTTCTCTTGCTTGTTTATAGGCATTAAACGCATCTTTTTCATTATCAAAAGAACCAATTTTAACAACTTCTCCATATTTACTCATTCTTGCATAGTATCTTTTGCAATAATACGTTACACCTATTGGTGTGTCTCCGTTCTTTGTGTTTCGTTTTGCACCTCCGTTCAAAATAAGAGTGTTTATAAATGGTGGCACAAAGCAACACGTCTCTGGAGAATAAACCTTATTCCCTTTCACAAGAATATCTTTGTCCAACTGATAACCTTCTTTGTATTCCTCTTTGTGTTTATCAAACCATTTATGAAACACACTAAAACGTTTCCATTCCTCGCAAACACAACAGTCTATATAAGTACATTTTGTGTTTTTGTATTTATCATCATAGCATCTACGCAGCATATCAAACCACATGCGGTAAATATGTAGTGTTTCCCCGTCTTCTTTACTACAAATATCTTCGTCAAAAACACCAACTCCAAACACAAGAGAGCGGGAACGCATGTTTGGTTTACCCTTTTTTATTAGACCGACTTTTCTGTAGCCACAAGCAGGACATCCTTGTCCAATTTTATGCGCATGGGGTGTTTGTGGAAATACAAGCCCACAAGTGTTACATTTAATTTGTACATTGTGGTGCGTGTCAATATAGTTTTCTTCTGTGATTAAAGAATAATCGTAGTCTCTTCCGTGTACTTCCAGAAACCCTTTTACAACTTCGTCTAAAGATAATTTTCTTCCCATATTTCGCTGATGTTAAGTTACTGCTGATGAAATTGAAACGTGGAAGAGGCATCAGCTCCCTCTTGTCAGTGGTCAATTACCTCCACCTATCCACGTTGCAAAGTTACGAAATTGTTTTGAATCCACAAAGAAAATCAGAAACTTCCTTTGTCAAAATCAAACAATTCTTCTTTATCAACAGTCAAAAGTGTTGGCTGTAAAGGCTTGTTAAAAGTAAGCATCGAGTGCCACACTTTTCTTGTAAACACCAACTTGATTACTTCTTTCCAAGATAACTTCCAACAAGTTACAACTGTGCCATCATCAAACTTCAATGCTGGCAATGGTATATACTCTGGTTGGTCTTTTCCGTAGACCACGTTTTGTTCTTTAAACTCTATTGGTTTCATGATTTTCTAATTATATCAATTGAACGTATTCCGTTGTAGTCAATAAGACGAGAGTATGGATAGTTTACTACCTTTGCATATTCTGGCTGTGGGTCAAAAACGATGTTGAAATTGATGTCGCACAACACGCTATGCAGGTGGTCAATAGGGTGTTCATTCGGATTTGTGTACTTTGGCGAATACACGGACGCAAGGAATAATCCGTTAATACCCATGTCTGGTGTCAAAACATTAAATGTGCATTCGTCGGCTGGCCATACTTTTTCCCATACATTACATGTCGGGTCTTCAAGGAAAGCAACTCTTGGATTGTATAATTCTTTGCCTGAATAGTCATATCCATGTTCCTTAAAGAACTTCTGCGCTTCAAGTAGCCAATTTTCGCCAAACTCTATAAAGTGAGGTACTTCCTCGTATTCCAAGTCAAGCATGCTTGCAATGGCACACTTGTAGCAATCACCGTGTCTTGGGTCGTCAATTCGCTGATATATTTTCTTCATATCTTACAAGTTTTTCTTTCTATGTAATGTATTTTACTCATAGCTCTTCAAATTCCGTTTCAAGTTTGTTAATCTTTCCCTTAATGTGTTCGCGCACTATGCACCAAATTTCCGTAGCCAAATCATCCCTTGTTTTCATGCTACGAGTGATGTCGCGTCCAATATCAGAATACCCCGTCTTAACAATAATCTCCAAACCGCATGACGGAGAACCATCTTCTGTGCTGTCAAGTAGTTCGTTAAGATAACTAATCTCGTTTCTTAGTTTGTTTGCTTTATTGTAATATTCTATTCTCATATCTTACAAGTTTTTACGTCGTGCATATTCAGCGATGAGAAGTCCATCAAAGTCGCTGTGCTTAAAGTCTACAAGTTGCGGAAACAATCTTTTGCCAATATCCTTGCTTGCTTTCTTTTGCTCGTCAGCACCCTTGATGCCCTTTGGCAAAAGTTCACGTTGCCATTCCTTGCTGTCTATGAATTGATGTGGAACACCCAATACCTCAAGAATGATAAGTTGTGCCTCCCAACAACGGATAGCGGACATTGATGCCTTCCAACGTGTAGGGTTAATCATGGGACGCTCACATACAACATGAATGTCGTTCTTGTTGAATTGGTTGAATATTGCCATAAAGCCTTCGCAATCCAAACGACTGACAAGATTTTTTGCCTTGGTAAAATCCTGTTCTTTCTTTACGGGAGTATGATAAATTTGCGGCTGAATATCATCACCGACAACGCCAATAGTTCCAGTAACTCCATTGTCTATACCAATATATACCTTACTCATTATATTACATCCAAATATTTAGTACATTTCAATCCTACCAACTCCATATTTTCCATGCCTTGCCTTATATACTGGTCAATTGATTTGTGCGCCTCGTTGATGTCATGAGCATGCAAGGCTACCGAGTATTGTGTTTCTGTTGTTTCGTCTTTGTCCGCATCATAGAACCTATCAATGATTGTGGCAAAGTAAATCTTGCATTCTGTGTCACCTTGTGGTGCTTCATTGATAATTTCCTTTAACTTGGAAATCTTGATAGTGGCAACTTCAAAGCCAGTTGTACTGCCAAATTCTTCGTAGAGTTTGCTTTCTACTTCACCAAAAAGTTCGGCATTCTCCACCAAGTATTTACTTGTTAATGTTTTGTCGTTGCCATTCTTGTCAACGGTCGTCGTTTTGATTGATGTCTCGAAAATCATAGTCTACTCTTTTTTGATTGTTAGTTCAACATTCTTTGGTATTGTAATAGTTATTGGAACTTGTGGCTCAAACACCATCTCGTTCTGCAATTTTATGATACGCTTTATGATAGTCCACCGCTTGCGCCATATAGGTTGCTGTTCAATTAGTGTGTACATTTTGTTCACGCTCGATGCAACGCCAACCTTTGTAAAAGTCTTGCCATACACGCTACCAGTAAGTTTGCCTATCTTTTCGTAGGTCTCGTTAGTCATATAGCGATAAGCATAGAAAAACAGCCACCTTGCCTGTGCAACATCAAGGTCATTGCAAGAGGAAAACATTTTTTCTTTGTCAACACTACATAACGATGCGACAAAATCCGCGAGGTACGTTCTTATTCGCCCATCGTAGTTTGATAGAGTATCACAAACGCGCTGTATAGTTTCACTTTCGTTCTCTGTAAGTTTTTGTATAATCTCTTCTTCTTTCATTTGTTCTTCTTTGATTCATTTATACTATTTATGATTGTTTGTTGCGACATAGGTAATCGTTCGACAAAAAGGTTAAGTCGTTGTTTGTCGTTACCAAACACTCTGTCCCACACACCAACTATGGAATACTTGAAGTGCAAAAAGAAAAACTCGCCTTTATATGCAACGGCATCGTTCTCAATCTGCTTCTTTAGGTAAGCTTCCCATTGTGGCTTCGCTTCTCGTTCTTTGTATGTCTGGCTTTCAAAGTCGTAGTCAAGAACCTTTTTGCGTTTAAGCCACAGGTATTTCTTCTCACCCTCCTTAAAAAAAACACCGACTACATTCGGGAGCGTGACACCATCAATTGACACACGCCCCTCGAACGAGCCGTTCTTTTGTCGTTGGATATATCCGTTTGTGTAATCTTCAACCATTTACGGATTGTTCTATTAGTGACGACGAAAGCAAAGAAACGTATTCATCGCGAGAGTAAGTAGATGACGCATACACGATAGCACCTTTCACCGAGTCCTCCATTTCCATAACTATGCTGTCACCGTCTATGTTCTTGAATAACTCCATGAGGTCTGAACACTTAAATCCTATACGGAGTTCAGTGTCGCAATCACACTTCACGGTTTCACTTGCAGACTTTCCGAAAACAGCGTTATCGGCAGTTACCGTTACCTGACCTTGCTCAAAGAACATTACTACGAGATTGCTCATTTCGTCTGTCATTGGCATTACGCGCTTCAGTGCCTGCAATATTGAAACTTTGTCAATCGTAACGTTTATGGGTCTAATTCCGTTTGTTAAAGATTGGCAGTTAAAGAAAGTTCCCTCCAGTAGCCTTGCTGATAATTTGAAATTCGTATTGTTTACCGAAACCGCAGATTCTCCAAAAGAGATTTTTATATCGCCATCTACTGACGACAAAATTGATGACAATATAACAGATGGTTTCTTTGGCATTGTAAATTCAATGTGTACGTCGTGTTTCATACTGTTGTCGTTGTACACAGCCACCTTGTGTGTGTTTGTCGCAGAAGCCGTCATTCCGCTTTCGGAAAAAACAAAATGTATTCCGTTCATAATCGGCCTTATCGTACTATTGCCAACTGCAAATGAAGTCATTTCTATAGCTTTCATTATATTCTTTCCACCAACGATAACGCTTGATGGATTTTCGCTCTCCATATTAGGCATCGGAAAATCAGAAGCATTATCATACGGCATAGAGAAACTTCCATTCCCGTAGTCGCACAGCATCTGCTGAAATTCCTCGTCGATAGATATTGTAGCCTCTCTGTCATTTAGATTCTTAACCAATTCAAGAAGGTCGTGTGCATTGACGCAAAACCTTGAACAATCAAAATTCCCAAGAAGAGGACATTTGACGGACAGCCACACCTCAGAATCGCTTGTTGTAAGCAACATTACATTACCTTTGGTTTCCACCAACACGTCCGAGAGTATTGGTATTGCCGACTTGGTTGCGACAACCTTTGTTACTTGTTCGAGCTTTTTTGCAAGTTCGTTTGAATTAACTTTGATTTCCATGATAATTTGTATTGTTTCGTGAATTATATGTTATTATGTTGCAAATTTACTAAATTATTGGAACTTAACAAAACTTTTCGCTTACTTTTTAGCAAAAGTTAAGTTAAGAAAAGTTCATCCCAACACCATCTGTAACCACCACAGAAATTCCTTTCACCGTCACAAACCTTCCGTATGTTACGTCCGTGTAGTCCGAGTTTTTTTGCAGCAGCCTCACTTGATATGTACCAGTGTAGCCTGTTGCCGTATTCGTCCATCTGTATTACAGGCTGTGAATGCGTTGGCTTGCATCCTTTTAGCGGTCTGTGTGCGTTGGCTTGAAGTATGGATATTCTTCTTTTTGCATCATTTCCTTTAATACCTTGTTCTTCCCAAGACAATCCTTTATTCCAAGGTTGATTGCCTTTTTCAAATCGGCCACTTGTCTTGCGAACTGGTTCAAGGTGCAATGTATATGCAGAGTCGTTCATAACTTGTTTTCTTTTGAATAGTTTTTTAGAAATGCGGATGGTTCTATACCATTTTTCTTCATCCATTTCAGGCAATGTCTAATAACATTGCGCTGCTCTTGGTTTTTATGTGTTAATGAATAGTTGTGGTTTGCGAGTTTCATGTTTGTCGCGCCCAACCTTTTGATGTGTGCAAGCATCTTGCCGTGCTCGTTGTACATTCTCCTGTAGTCCTTGACGATGTACATTAGGTGTTGTTCCTCTGGGATAATCGGTTGTTCGATGTAAACCCTCCCTTCTTCGTCGTATAACATATTGTTTTTTATTTATTGATTAGTGTTTTAATTCCTTTTGTTGTCAGATACCCTGCAACTATTATGTTCGCAAGGCAGATGATGTAGATTGTTGTCGGTTCAAGTTCAAAGTCGAAGTAAGACTTTTCAAGTAAGTTGATACCTAAATAGAGGCAAGCGAGTTTGTTATAGACGCAGGTGCTTATCGCTATTGAAAGTACGCACAACACCAAAAGATGAGATATATTATACTCCAATTGATTCCCTATTACCCAAGAAATAGGTTTATAAAGATAAACACCATCCGCAAATTCCATGTAACTATTAGTGAATAATGCGTAAACATCTTCCATGTAAGACACACATACTATAAAGCACAAGACAAACGGAACAATCTTACCCAATCTTATTAGTGCTCTACGGAAAGCGTTAATCATTTACGTCTTATTTTAACCTTAAAGTTCGTCCCAGTATCTCGATACATTCTTGCAGGTGCTTTCGGCAGAGAGTCGTTCCTTACGCTGTCTTTCTTAACCACCTTTGCGCCAGTTTTGATACGAATCTTGCGCTTACGCTTTTTTGGTTTTGTTGCCATGATTCTTATTCTTTCGTTTTTTGCCCTTTTTAGCCTCGCTGACGGGTTTTTCTTCCTCTTGTGGTACAACTATACCCTCAATGTCTTTCTCCGCAACACGGACGACTTTTCCGTTGTCTGCCAAATAATACTCCCACCAAGAACCAGTAGGGTAGAACATATAGTGCGCCTCCTTGACGATGGCAATGTTTCCGTTGTACTTTACCCTCTCGCCGTCTTTAAACTTTCTCTTCTCCATATAAAATATTCAGGATTTGATTGTACTGATGTTGTGTAATACTTACCGCCGCGTGCTCCTTGCCAGCAATGTAGGCGAAACTTATCTTGTTGTCTTCATTCATATAGTGGAGGTGGATGGATTCGCACCATCGCCGCACGGTTTAGTCGCCGCCGCTCTACTCCTGAGCTACACCCCCAAAAGAATAGCCTACTACTTTCACAAGCCTCGGCTAAACGAAGTATTAACCTTAAAACATCGCAAATATAATTTTTACCTACAATTTTATTTCTTTTTACTTCCGCGAGCACGACGGTCGCCAGCCATGTCCGACTTTGAACCTCTATTCACACTCGACTTCTTGTAGACAATTCCGCGCTTTGTGTGGCTTGCATCCTTGCCTATACGTGATGCCTTGCCATACTTGCGGTCGTGTCTACGATTTATCGTCGTCAGTTCGGAGCGTTTCTTTCGCTGTGACGGCTTCTTGTTGTACTTGGCTTGGTAGGCTCTGTGCCTTGCCCTTGCCCTTGGGTGTGTCCTGTAAAATCGTGCTGTGCGTGATACCATATACTTTAGAATGTTTGTGTTGTATTGTTTTTATAATCTTCCATTGTGTCGTTTAATTCTTTCTTCAAAGCATCCAACTTTGTAAAATCGTGTCTTGGTGCGCCTTTGTGCCAAGCGTTTAGGTTAAGTATAGGAAGGTGGTATTCGGCACATTTAACACCGTAGTCTTGCCATTGTTCATACTCTTCGGATGTAACGCCATTATCTACGCAATACACAACGTCTTGCATGTTAAGGAAAATCCATCCGTCGCAATCGTACACACCGCCAACCTCAGAGCCTACCCAGTAGCCGTATTTGTTGTCAACACCCCAGAGAGTGAGAAGTGCCGCAACATAGTCGTTGCAAGCCTTCTCGTAGTTCTCTTTGAGTAGATTTATCTGAGCCTTGTTCATTAGCGATAATCTCCGTTTCCGTTAATCTTACCACGCTTTTGTCTTGATGACAGCTTTTCGTAGTTCATTTCGGCAATTTCTTGCAACGTGTAACCAAGGTCGTTTGCAAGCGTAGCACAATACCACATTACATCAGATAATTCCAACGCAATAGCCTTGCGCCTTTCATCGTCGAACACTTGGTTGTTGTCACGCAACACTTTTTTAACTTTGTCAGCAACTTCGCCAGCCTCACCAGTTAGACCAAGTGTAGGATAAATTATTTTCTTATCCTCTGGGTAAATTGCAGTTTCGAGTGCCCTCTGCTGATATTCGTTCAATCCTTTAATTTCCACCATTGACTTGCGCCTCCACCGCCAGCTCTTGTTCTTGTTCTTGGATAGCCTCAATATTAGCCTGTGCCATTTCCTCATCACTCATCTTATGGAAAATAACACACTCTTCAATGCCCTCAACAAAGTCCTGCATATTTTTGATAACCTCGCCGAAGAATTGTTTGTTAGTCATGTCTTCTTTCTTCTCTGAAAGCAACACGGCTTGGCGGGCAATGTTATGAAGATACATTTCGTACACAAGGAATGATTCGACCTCGTTTTCACCGATAGAGTACAAAGGCTGGAAACAGTTGAAAATCCACCAGTCGGTGTATGTGACAATGTTATAGTCGCTGTGGTCTTCTTTTTCTTTCAACACTTCAAGTAGCTTTGCAAACGAATACCCATCTTCTGTCTCGACGGCAACAATGTTCTCGTTGGCAATCTCAATCACTCGCTTGGTGTATAGGTATGGTCTTGAAATTCCCGATGACGTAAAGTTGTTAAAGACATGACGGTGAAATCCTGTAGCAATAATAGCGACATCTTCATTGGTGGTAAGACGTAAACCTTTATCAACAAAGAAGATACTCTGCGTGTTCTTTGTACGGTCAATATGAATCAGTGCATTTGCAATTCTTTTTTGCAGTTGCGCATTTGTTGGTTTCTTTTGTTCCATGATGTTTTATTTTGTTTTGTTTTGAAGTTCGCAGTAAATTGAATAAAGACGAAGTTTGATATTTTCTTCGGTTGTCGGTATGCGACCTTTTTGCTTGTTGCGAGACTGAAAGTTCTTCAACCATGCGACGGCCTGTTCCCTGTTCTCAATCTCTGGGAATATCCATTCAGGCAGGTTCTCCATAGGATTCTCTTCATTTGTGCCCTCGTTCTCAACCTCCTTTGCCTCGTCAAGAACCTGTCGAACTTTTTTCTTTGAATGTTCGTCCAAGTCCATATCCTTGATTTCGTCTTCGGAGGTCATATATGCAGGCACTACAAACACCTGCTTGATTTTCACAAAAGGTTCTATACCAAATACCTTTACGACGTTTGGCTTCTTGTCAACATCTGCGTCAAATGTACATACGCCGTATGATTCATTACCATCATGCATTTTCAATACGGCAACACCTTTTACAAATGACGATTTTCCATCCCATTCTTTTTTGGGAATACTTGGAATATCAAAGAACGTAATAATTTCTTTCTCGAATCTTATCATTGTACTTAATATAGTTAAGTTATTTATTTTTGCAAAGTTAAACAAAAAAAATACAAGCACCAAATATTTAACCTATTTTAAGCCCTCAAGTTCTTTTTGTGCATTAATGATTGCAAGCCCCTTTTCTGTTGGCAGTCCATCTTTGCCGAATGGAACTAAGACTTTTATTCTTTCATTTATCTTGTAGTACCTCCATCCGTTTTTGATACGTTCTCGTTCTTGCGCTTTGGCTTTCTTTAGTGCTTTTATGTCGTTTTCACTGACTGTGATTTTGTCGATAGTGTTATTTAGTGATGCCATAGTATGTAATTACTTTTTGTTGCGAACAATATACATGCTGCGTATTTCGTTCAATACATCTATGATATTGCCATTTAGCATTTTCTGTGGGCATACAAGACCGCCGTTGTGTGTTAGCCAGATTTCGCCCATATATTCCTGTATTTGATAGGTTTCTTTAGACTTGGCAAGAATGTTTTTTTCTCTTAGATTACCAAATTTTTCTTTTATTGTATTAAAAATATTTTCCATTGCTTCTTACTTTTTGTTATAAATAAAAGTTTCTGAATATACCGCCCTTGTTGACAAACGCCATAATCGGCACTTTGTAAAACTTTTTGTTTTGGTAATAATATGGAACGAGTTCTGTTCCGCAATCGACAAACATTTTGTTAAACTTTTCGTCAATAAGAACAAATCTCTTTTCCATGTGTACTTCTCTTTCAATACCGCTATGAGAATGTAGGTGATTTGTATTCGTGCTCATATATATATTTTTTAAGTAATTAGGTGGGGAATGTTTCACCCCACCTTTGTTAGTTGTTACTTGTTGTCTTTATTTTCTTCTGGTGCGTCGAAGTCGCTGAATTTTGCAGCGACATTAGCAGCTTTCTGCTCGTCAACAACTTCCTCTGGGTTATCAACATACTCCGCATCGAAAGCGTCTACATTCAATTCGCCAATATCATTTGAGTTAAGATTAACCTTTGATTGGTCGAACTTTAAGGCAGTCTGCATGGCTACAGACTTTGGTGCATACTTGTTAAGAAGGCTTTTCAACACCGTTTTCTTAGCCATTTGCCAAAAATCGGACTTCCAAGGACTGTCATATCCACTGCGATATGCCTGTGAGAAACGCTTGGCATGAGCCTCAATCTCTTCAAGTGGCCAATAGATAGTCTTGGAGTAACCGTTAATGAGGTCAAACCGTGCCATAACGCCAATAGGCTTCACCTTACCTTTTTCGTCAAGTTTAATACTGTCTTCGTCGAAGACATACTCTCCAGTGAACTTGTTTTTCTTTACAAGCTGACCGTCATACACAACCTCGTCAATGATATTACGGAACTCTCCGCTACGCATAGCAAGTTCAAGAATGCCTTTATAGCCAATTTGGAAACTACATACACCCTTGTATGGCACAAGATAAGCCATTCCCAATGTTGGGACAACGGGAAGGTCAAGCGTTGCTGCAACCATAGCAGACGACAGAATGCTCATTGGTTCTGCGTTACGCAATAGCTTATTGTTCTGCGACACACTGATTACACTACTGATGAACGAACTTGCTTTCTTTTCTGAACCAAGAACATCATTCATCTTCTTTACTACAGCACCGCTATTCATAAGCTGCTGCAATGTTTGTTGTTGTTTTACCACTTCGTTTGCCATAATCTTAAATTTTTATTCGTTGTTATCTTTCTTTGTTTTAATTGTAATTTTAACGTATGCACCTTTGGCTATACGCTTTTCGTATTCCTTGCGCAACTTCTTTTCCTTGCGAGGATGCTTTGCTGCAAGGTCGGACAGATACTTCTTTGAGTCGAACGACACCTGCTCTGTTGCGCCTACAAGCGTGATATTCCAAGCCTCATTCTTGATTGATTTGATGTTTTGCTTCAACATAAAGTCACAAAGTTTGCGCTTAAACTCGTCAACCTTTGACTCTCGCTCCTTGATTTGCGCAAGAATACCAGTAACCGTATCAAACTCTGCCTTGACCTTTTCGGGCAAGTACACGCTATCAATCTCTTCATCTTCTGTGTAGTAGTCGAATGTAGAAGAGAACTCACTTATAATAGTCATTGCCTTGTCGATGTCAAACAAATTCTTTGGTATTCTCAGACGATGAATCGAAAGCAGGTCTGGGTCAAACACAAACTCGTCGTCAATGTTGACATTTGATGTGTTGTAGTGGCAGAGATACATTTCAACTTTCCACCCTTCTCCCTTTGCCTTGACAATCTCGTTTGCAAGCGTCCACTCAATGAACAACTGATTAAGATACGTGTCGCGGGTCTGTTGAGGATTGAACTTTGTTGCTTTACACTCGAAGGTTTTTAGCACCTTCTTCGCGTCGTCAAACAGAACAAAGTCTGGATGGCAGATAAGTCTTACTCCGTCCTTGCTGTACTTGCCAGAAATCCACAGTGGGTTTGATTGGTAACGACCGTCAATCTCTTGCAGGTGGCTATAGATACTTTGTTCGATAAAGTCACCATACCGCATTACACGGGTTGTGATGTCTTCTTTTTCGATAAGTCCCTTCATCACGGCCAAGCGTTTTCTTGCGCTATTTGGTACATAACCAATGTTTGCAACTTGAGCTAACAGGTTGCCATCAGAGCCACCAAGCGACCCAAGTCTTGTGTTTCGGATTTCGTCTTTGTAGTTCTCCATAATTTATTTATTTTTCGTTGTTTAATTTATCGATTAATGAATATATCCACCTCCCCAGAGTAATCAGTATTATGAACGGAACTGTCGCCCATACTATCAAAGCTGCGCTCATAAATTTATTTTTGATTCCGTCATCGCGTTGCACAAGCGTTCCGTACCCAATGAATACAAGTGCTACATAAATAAAAAATAGAATAATTGTTGTTGTCATAATCAATCTGCTTTATTTTTAACGATATAACATTCGTGGGCATTAACAGCGTTTACTCGGAGTGCCTTCCCGTTCACTTCATCAGGGAATGATGTTATGAAGCCGAAAATCACGCAGTAATTTCCAGTGTGAGCCTTAACCCTGCGCAGATAGTCTATAACTACCTTACGGAAACACATTATGTGCAGCACTTGGTCTTGGTTGTTCTCAGTGCTGTTCTGCGTCTGTCTGGCCTGTAGTTCAAGCGAGAAGTAAATATACGTCTCGCCATTTTTGGTTTTGCCTTCCTTAAAAGCACCACCAATGCGTCCTACAAGTATTAATTGGTTTCTATCTGCCATTTTTATCCTTTTGTTTTACTTTGCAAAGTTACTAAATAATCCACTATATTCCACTTTTTGTTTGCAAACATTAATATAATAAAAGTTAATCACGGTTTACCTTATACAATTCGCGTATATCATCAATTTCTCTAAAATTTTTCTGCCTTGCTCATATCTTTATTTGTTTAATTTCACTTCGTTGTAATCTTTTTTTTCAAGCGCATTTCTTGTCAAATGTTCCATAAGATAAGTAAATGCCTCATTACTGCCATTTGATTCATAATCCACACGGCAAAGGTCAAGTATCCAGAAGGTAGCGTGCATCAATTCATGTATTAACGCTGCTGTTTCTTTTGGAGTTTTTGGCATCTTAGGAATTAGAACTACTCCTGTACCTCCTAACGAATCCCAATTAAATGATGCCATTCCAATAGTGTCTTCGGTAAGTCCAAGTGCCATCTCAACAAATTGCTTTTCCTCATCATAGGTATAAGTAGCCTTAACCCATGACTTAAATTCATCAAGAGTACCTATAAAGACATATATACATCGTTTATAAATATCTACTGGTATATATTTTACTTTTGCCTTACTCATAGTTCAATCTTTCTTAATTACGATTGCTTTTATTTTATCGCCCACCTTGTAGTCAAGACGGCTTATGTTACCCGTAGTTACCGCTTTCAACTTACTTCGTGCTTGCGTTTCATAAATCTTACCATCAATGGCATCCTTCATCATCTTATCTTTCTGCAACCTCATTCCATACTCGATAGCATCCAAGAATGTAGGCATACAGTTGTGCTTGGCGATGTGGCTATCAATAAACCCAGTCTCCAATTCGTACTGCTCTTTGGTTAGGCTGTTACATTGTGCAAGCCTGTTCTTTTCCATTTGCTGCTTCATTTCAGCCTTGCCTATTTCGATACCTTCCATACGAGCAATATAAAGGAGAGCGTTATTGTCAAGAGCTTCTGCATCTTTCTGTTTCTGCCACTCGGCAAAATGACGGGCAAGGCATAACACAGGGCTTTCACTTTCAGCAAATTCTTTCGTTTGAATGAATCTTTGGGCTTCTTCCTCTAAGTCATCGCCTTGTGCATCTTTCAAAGATGAAGTCCGAAGCAGTTGCCGCTGTGTATCTTGCCACCACATTTTTAACAAAAGAAGTATTCTATTAAACACCTTTTTGTTCTCCATACTGCCAAGTATCTTTTGTAACTCGGCATCTCTTTTGCGTATTGTATCTTTTATTGTCATATCTTTATAGTTTAAGTAAGTCATCAAGGAATGCCCACTGCTTTATAATACGATGATTAATACTCGTATAAAAGCCGACGTAACATTCATTTTCGTGCCCTATGGCAATTATGCGATGTGTGCCATCTGGTTGCTTACGATAGGGGCTTTTCCACACCGAGGATGCAGGTTCTTCTGAGTTGATGATTTTCTCCACATCATCAAGGGCGTTGTTGTATCCAACGTCGTATTCCTCCCTGTCAAGGTAGTGCTTTCTAAGGGCCTCTACCTCGGCTCTTACTTTCTGTAACTTATCCATATTTACACCTCCATCTTTACATAATACTTAACAGAATCCCATGTTTCCCGTTTCAATTCAATCTCGCAAGAGCCGTCGCTAATCCAATGATATGACTGCTGACTATTGCGCACGATTTCTTTCTTGAACATATCGCAGCAAGTACATCTTACGATACCTCTGTAAGGGGTGACAATAGAATCTCCGCCTCCTTCAAACATAAGGTACTCTATCTTTCCGCCACAAATAGGACAACGAGCCTTTTCCATCTCCTTGTCTATCTTCTCATTTTCTTCAAGGTACTTCACTTGCCGAAGCAACTTTTCTTTATCTCCTTGAACATTTCGTAATGAACTCATACTTTAATCCTCCGTATTTTCGTTTTTTATTCTCTGTAACTTATCCATAGTTCAAAATAACCATTCCTGTTTTGTGGTACATATCAAGTAATTTCTTTGTATAATCGAAACTTGGTGCTTCGATGTAAAGGTTCTCCATATCCGCCACTAAAGCGTCTTTGTCTATGTACTGTGCCATGATTATAAAGATTTTAACAACTCTTCTTTTGTATGAAATAATTCATCTGCTGTTTTGTAACTAAAGCCTCCTACACCGTAATATGTATCGTCATTATTTATTTTAAGCACACGATAAGACACATGCTTTTCAAAAGAATGCTCGTCAAAATAGGATTTTAGTTTCTTAACAATGTTCTTGCATTTTTCAGTCCAAGACAAATTGGCTTCTTCTTCAAACCGAACTTCAACTTTATATACAAGACCTCTTGTTGGTTTGTTTTTATACATAAACCAAACGACATCTTCTACACTATATTCGGTTTCAAATGCTTCTATCTTCATACCTCTTCTCCTTTCTGTGCTTTATTATTTTGTTCTATTATATAAAACAAGCCTCCTACAGTAATGGCTATCATAATACAAGATAATGTAATCCAAATCATATTTCTTCTCCTTTCTTGACTTTATTTCTTAACCATTCAATTTCTTTTGTAAGGTTTATTCTATAATCATTCTCTACTCGTTTAAGATTGATGATGATTTCCTCTGCCATACCTCTATCTGCTGCTGTGATAGGATTGTTAACCCATACACCAAGTTCAAAGAAATGTTTGGCGATATTTTCCATTGAAGTAAATGGTGCCTCTTGAATTTCCCATGCCGCTAATGGTTGAAGATAGTTGTCAATTTCTTTCTCCAAGTCCACCTCTTTTACTTCGAGGGAGTTTATAATATCAATAATCTTTCTGGTAATATCATACTCTACGGAATGCTTACCATCTGTATTATAACCAATCTTTTGTCTATCTATCTCCGCTACTAAAGCGGATTTTGGTATGTACTGTTCCATAATCTAATAAATATAAAAGTCATTAAACTCTCTTATCTTGTTATTCAAAAAGGCTTGTCTATATGCCTTTCTAAAATCCCTTTCATAATCTTTCCATTTTGGTCTTTCTCGTTCCTCTTTTATCATAGGGCGGCTTGCACAGAAACGCTTACAATGCTCACAAAGGCTTACTTTCTTTTCGGGTGCTAACCAAGTATTATCAAATTTTCCAAGTTTACAGTAGTCCTCTGTGTTGTGGATTGGATAAGGGTCATCTGTAACGAGAAAATCCTCATACACATGGTGCGAACAATCATACGCCTTCTTTCTGATTCTTCGTTTCATAACTCACTCTCCTTTCATGTATTTTTTAAAACATTTAATTAATTGGTCACGTTCAAAATACCATTCATGTTGAAACCAATCAACCTTAAAGTAATCACTTGCGTTTTCTTTGAGAAAGTCACACACCTTCTCAACAAAGACATCAGTACGGGTGTACTCCACATGACACTCTTTCAATGGTACATTTAATTCCATTGCGGATAGTTCGTGAACCCAAATCTTTTCTGGCGCGTTCGCTTTCATAACTATAATGCTTTTAAGTCGTTCAAAAGTGATGTTAAACATTTTGCAGGATGACCATCTCTATGATATGCGTTTATGGCATCTTCTAAGCAAGTTAATTGCATCTCCGTTGGCTTCCACTGTTTTGGTTTCGATTGTACTCTGTCTTTGAGATTTTTAAACCAATTAATCCATGTTTCAGGGTCTTCAAGATTATCAATAGATGAAAGACATAATGAAATACCTTTTAAGTGTTTTTCATCTTCTTCGCTCCACTCTTGCTTTGGCTGTGGAACTACGCTATACTTAGCCAATTCAATCATTGCAGATTGCAAGGCTCCTGTAAGAGCGTCATTCCCTTCTTCTCTTACTATTTTTGCAAGACCAACCATTTCAAACACATCTGCAATATATTTCTCACTCCACTCAGCAGGCTTCTGCTCGCCTTGCTTTTCAAGATGGTATGCGTCATGTACCCTATCGTGAAGGCTTCTAAGTTGTTCATATAATTCTTTATCATTCAACTTAGCCGTTTCAAGGCAGCAATGTATAGCAAGTACGTCATCAAAGGTAAACTTAGGTAATGTGTAATTATTTTTTTGGTCTTTCTTTTCAAGGTAAGCAATCATACTGGCTTGAGAAGAAAAACCTTGTTCAACTGCACCATCTTCTTTCCACCACTTATTAACAAGTGATATAATATCTTTCCTTACCTTTTCTTCCTCGCTTTCAGCAAGGTCTGGCATGATACCATTCATCACGCAGCAAAAACGTTCGTCGTTCAAACTTTCATCGTTGTAAGCGTTTGTCAACTTGGCAACGAGTTCTTTGTATTCCTTTTCGTAGTCCATAATTTATTTTGTTTAATAGTTTTTTATATACAAAAAATGCTCACACTTATTTTTGTTCGTCTTTTCGTCTAAAGTAAACATAGTCACGATACCACCGTAGAACTTGGCACGTTGTCCGAGCCAATAACGATAACATAATAGTTTGTCTGCACACTTTTCATTGCGACAGTGCATCATATCTCCTTGATAGTACGGCATAGTTATTCCCCTTTTAGTTCTTTAATCTTTGTTGCTAATTTGTTATATAAACGTTCTCCTTTAAGTAACCAAGGTCTATCATTACATTCGTCTTCTTTAAGAACACTTTCTATCTCTTCAAGCACGGCATTTGCACCATCCCAACATGCAGCTTTTTCCGCTAATGTAGGATAACACATATTTTCAGCCATTTCTTTAATTGTTGCCATAGCCTTATTTCTTTAGTTGTTCAATCAAATCTAATACCCCAACTAAACCTTCTTTGTTATACGCTTTTTCTATCTCGTCAAGCACATAGTTCGCACCTGCCTCATAAGCACATTGCATAGTTATTGCGTTTTTGTCCTTATCGCAATGCTCATACACATACTGATGTGCCATTTCTTTTATTGTCTTTGCCATAGTTATTCATCTTTAAGTCTTTTCCACGCCATCCGTGCAGTGTAATTTTTAAGGAAATACGGATTCTTGATAGTTCCATCCTTCACAGCGTCTGACATGTGCATTAACTTATTGCCTAACTTATGACTGAGCCAGTTGCGCCCGTCTATTGGCAATTTTATCAGTACAATCAGCCATTCCAAAATCTGAATGACAAGCGCAAACGGCAGTAGGATAATAATCGTCACAGCGTTAAACGTGTTTTCGATTTTTCTTGCCTTATTTAGTGTCATAGTTCCTTGAATTTATTCGTTACTTACGTGAACAACACGTTCATTTTTTCAACTCCAAATATCGTTTCAATACTTCTGTATAATGTCTTTCGTCCGAAACAAGTCCACCTAAATCAACTTCGACTAAAACGGACTGGACACATATTTCCTTTATATCTTCCCAAGTCAGTTCATTGTCTTTCTCTGCTTGGTGGTAGCCTTCGATATATAAGTCACGCATATATTGCGGATGCCCAATATCAATGACAATTCCGCCAATATCCCTTGTTTCTTTGGGATATTTTTCTAATGCTCTATCTTCTGCCTTACTCATCTTTCATTGCGTTTATTAGTATTTGTAATTCATAACATTCATTATACTTGAATGTATTTTTTACCTGACCTTTGCCATCATGCTTGTGATAACACATACCACACATACCTTTCTCACATATATCATCACAATAACCTCGACAAGCCTTTTCTGCCATTTCTTCCATTGCAATCTCAATAGCCGTGAGTGCTTGGTCGGGAGTTATCCAAGGATGATTTTCTTCAGTGCCATCCAATCGTGGATTTATAAATACATTACTGCAATTCCTTGTGCAGTCTCTAATGTACTTTTCAGCTTTTGTCATAGTGTGTTTCTTTTTCTTTTATTGATAATTCTTTAATAGTTCTAACAGTCTGTGATTATAACTATCTTTTTAATTTTCTTATTTTCTTTCACATAAGCATAAGGAAATTCTATTTCGGTATCATCATCAAGACTATTCCATAATTCTACGAGTTGTTTTTTTGTCATAATCACAACATTTTAAGTTCATGTAATGTCTCAATCATAGCCACACAAGCGTCAACAGGGTTGTCAGCATAGGTTATACCATAATCGTTCCAACAACTATACCTAACTTCATTGAGAATGTCAGAGATACTTATGTTAGTTCCTTTTGGTAAAACACCAAGCAACGCATCCAACGACCAAGCAGGTATGTCATTACCTTCCACAAAATCTCCGTCGTTCATACTTTCAAGGTAGTATTGTGTTCCAGAATACCAATAATACACATCAGCGGTCTTAATTGGCAGTATCTTTGCTAATTTTCGACTCTGCTCTAAAATCGTTGCAATCTTTCCCATATTACATTAGTTTTCGTTAATAAAGTTAGCGAACGCAATCATCAACAAACCTATATACGCAAGAACGATAGTCCAGTGTACCAAGTATAGCCAATAACCCACCGTGCACAATATAAATAAAGCACCGCAAGTACTCAAAATTACTGTAATCTTTTTCATATCAGTCGCATCCGCATTTATCGCACCACTCTTGCTTTGCCTTGTTGAATGTGTCAAGTGCCTTGTTCCATATCGCTTGCGTGTCGGTATCAAACACTGGTTCGTAAGAATAGTATATCCAATTAGTATGTTTCAGTGTCACGAGGTGGTCACGATATTTCTCTGGAAGGTGTTCCAGTATGCGCTCTACATAATCAATAGGATTGCCGTCTCTGTCAACCAAGTTGCACTGCCATGAAGAATCGTCGCAAGTGACCTTGACCATGATATGCGTTCCGTCCTCCGAAAGACCGTTTTCCTTTATCCTTTTCGGATAGTTTGCAAGGCACGGCTGCATGATTACCTGCTCGATGTTCTTTCTTAATATCTCCTTGTTCATTGCATTTCTTTTTTTACGGTGTTAATAATATCTTTGAAGTTCGCAATATGTTCCATGATTATAGAACGGACACCTGTAGTATATAAGTCAATACGTGTGTACAATGGCTTGATTTTTACTTCCATTCGCTTATTGTCGTCCCTGTCTACCATTATTGTGTCTTGAATCTTGACAAGTTCAAGAATAGCTTCGTTGTATGTCATAATCGCTTATTCTAATGATTTGCAAAATTCTGCTATTTTTTCGTATAGCTCACCAAGGTTGGATGCTTCAAAACGCTGCACACCTTCTGTTTTGTCGTTTTTAAACCCAACTCTGCCTCTAAAATGAAAAGGTCTTTCTTTTCCAAGCCACGCACGTTCTGCTGTCATTGATATTACTTCGATGCACTTAGCATCAAATGGGTCTTTAACCAACGACGGAATAGTCTTTCCAAATAATTGTTCCATATTCGTTATTTTTTTGTTTGTTGCAAAGTTACTAATAATATTCTTTGGTTCTTGGTTTTGTTAGGATAGTTTAAGTTAAAGAATGTTACTTATGTTTTTCAATATCTTCGTGTGTAGTGTTTATTGAGCCGTTGTCTAACAGCCAGTGCATAGCATCTTTCAGTTTGTCTTTCCTGTCTTTTACATTACCAGCCCACATAGAAACAACCTTGCTTTGCAGGGTAAGGTACTTTTCAGATGCACCCTTACGCAGCATATTCAAGTATTCTACATACGCCTGTGTGATGTCCTCGTAGGAAATCTTATGGTCTTTTATCAGTTCAAGGATGATGACCTGCAAGTATTCCTTTGGCAGTGCCTTTAATGCTTTAAGAATTTCATCCATAGTCTTATTTTCCGTACTTTTGTATTAATCTATTGTATATGTCATCAATCTCACCGTCTAAAAGAATACTATCAAGACGATATATATTTTTGTGAATAAAACGCATTTTTTCTTCTCGAACAAGTTTTGTTTTATACGACTCCTCGCTTTCTTCGATGTGGTATATACCCCAGTCAATGCAATAATATCTTTCTTTATCAAACTTCCATTTGCGTCCATACTCATCGGTAGTCGTTATATATTTACTACCAATAGATGTAATAGTAGCGTTAAATCCTCTCTGTCTTCTGTCACTTGATGATACGTAGACATTTTGACCTCTTGTAAATCCCATAGCCTTATTGTTTTAAGTTTGTTCCATAAATCATTTTACAAAAGTCATCCCACTCTCTTTCATCATCATTTGTGTAGCCGTACTTTTCGTCATGTACGTGTGGTAAAAGCGTTGTGTTGAGGTTGAACGTATGAATAGCACGCTTAATTGCTGTTTGCTTTTCCTTGCCCTTGAAATTACCTCCAAGTATCTGCGTGAGGTTTATGCAAGCCTCGTTAAATCGCATAGCGTTCAAATGACGTTCTTTATCGAGTGCTTCCGTATAACAGGAAAGTACAAGGTTCACGTCAATCAATTTTTTGTATAGCAAGTCCACAAGAACGTACCTGAACGGCAAATCGTCGTTGTAGTCCATATTCCTGATGTCGCCAAATGTAAGTTCTTCCATAGTCTTTTTATTTGTCGATAATTATATCCACAGAAAAGTGAAAAACAAGCCAAGCAAAACTAATAGTATAACTATTATGCGTAAATCCTCTGTATAAATACAAAGAAACACATGGTGTAATGTACAATGAAATATCTTCATTGTCTTTAGTTGAATAGTAATCAAATTCTATTTTCATACACTTGTTGTTTGTTTAACTATAAATTTGTGTATTATTTAATATTATGTATTTTCTTGTGACAATTATTGCAAAGACACACAACGTCTTTCACGCTGTAATCCCAAGCATTGTAGCCGTCTTTATATTGAGGATGGTGTATAACCAAGTTTTTCTTTGAACCGCAGTTCTCACAAACCCCACCTCTTGCAACGATAGCAAATTCACGAAACAACCGCCATCGCTTATCTAATAGTTGTTCTTTGTAAGGTGAGCCTTCGTATGACAATGTATTAAATTTTGATGAGTCAACTTTCTTTTGTTGTTTATAAATAGCAACACCATTATAAACTGTGCAAGCAAACTCTAAAGACCAATAATCTCGGCCTTTTTCAGTTTTCCAATCTTTAGCCTTAAAGTAAGCAAAACAATCGTATGCGTTAAATTTGTAACCACATTTATTTGCACATTCTTGTATTTGCTCAACTGTCGGTATTCCAATTTCAACTTTGTTATACGTCATGATTTGTATCATTTACAAGTTTATACTATTCACCCTTTATATCCTTCATCTACTACTATAAAGGTAGCAGCGAAAAATATTCCCAAGGCTCTAAACTTTATTAAATTATCAACCAAATTATAATTTTGGTGGTTTTTGAGCCTTTTTTGCCTTGACAACTACCTATTACCCTCAGCTTTCGGTCGGCTTTTGATGCCTTCGTAAGACAGGTTTTGCTTTGTGTGAAGTCGGATGTCGCTGGGTAAGCGTTGCACCCACTGGTAGCCTGCCTTATATACGTTGCAAGACTGAACACTTTTATATATCGGCTGATAAGACCGAAGAGGAGTGTACTGATTCAACCTCTATGTCGTTGTGATAAAGGGAAAGACCAACCCTACAAAAATCAGAAATCCCCTATCAAGTAGTTGCGGTACTCAATAGGGGGTATTTCCTTTATAGGGTTGGTAATAGGGATTACCGATAATTTTTCTAAACCTCCGTTACTTCAAGTCCGCAACACCTGTTTCACGCCACAAAGATAAGAACTATTTTTCATTCCGCAATGGATTGTTAGCATTATTTAACTAAAAACTTTTATTTTAGGTTCATTTTGCCACCAGAACCGCCCAAAAGAATAAATATAATTATGAATATAACCCACCACATACTTATGCGCTTTGGTATTCCACGTTCTTTATCTTAGCACCAGTGCCGTACTTGTAGGTGGCTGCGGTAATTAAGTGTCCCTCGTTCTTATAAAACTTACCAACAATGCTGTAGTCTGCCGTGATGCTGTACGAATCATCCTTGTTGTAGTAGTGTGGCTCTTCGTCATTTTCGTGAGCCTCCACATGGTTGTTCATAATACGTTCAATGTCTCTCTTTACGAAGTCGTCTTTTTGTTCCTTACTCAGTTCGTTAAGTTTCTGGTAGTCGAGTGCCCCAGTGATTTTTACTTTCTTGTCCATGATAATATTTTATATCAATTGTTTAACTTGGTTTATACGTCGATGTCGGCGGTTGTAGAGTGTGAACAATGTTTATTCGTCATCGTTATTTTTTTTCTTGCGGCATCTTTCACATTGCAACATGTAGCCTAAATCACACCAACGTATATTATCATCCGTTCTAAGGTGCTTGCACTTGTTGTTTGTTTCCATATTCGCCTATTTAAATCGTTTCTAACGGCATTTCTTTGTACTGGCTTGTTACTATCAAGCAAAGTACTTGAAATGCGTTTACAGCGCACTTAAATCAATTGTGTGTGTTTCTACATAGGTGAGCGTTCCCTCGTAACCTCTTCGCTTCAACTCAAGCATTAACTCACGAGGTGTAAAGTCTGCAAGACACAACTGGCGTGTCTCTGCTCTCATGTCCTCTACTTTTTGTTTCTGCTCATCAAGACGCTTCTGTTTGTTTTCACGAAGTTTGTTGGTTGCACATTCCGTGCATACACCAACTCTTGTACCATAACGTGTAATCTTGAAGTTTCTGATGTCAAGTGTTCTACCGCAACACTTACATGTCTTTACTGTCTCTTGTTCCATAATCGTTACTTGTTTAAGTTTTCTGGTTTGATGTAATACATTGCAACACGCTTCTTGGGCGAAACCTGCAAGCGTTCCATTTCAATTGGTAATCCTTCCTCGCGCAAGTCAAAGATAATTGCGCTTAGTCTTAGGCTTCCGCAGAGTCGTAAAGCATCAAGTTGTGTTATAGACTTTCCGTCCAACAAGTGTTGACGGACTATTGATTTTTGGGTTGGAAACTCCTCGTTCCACTGATAATCCTTTGCCATAGTTTTTTTATTTTAGTTCTCATCAATAATGTCTCTAATCTCAGATATTACGCTGTCAAGTTCGTCGCAGGCATTCTCAAGGTTGTCTGCGTTCGTCTCCATCTGCTCGTAACGCTCAGAGTATTGCAAATTTTCTGGAGCATTTTCGTAACACTCCATTTCCTCCTGTTGGATTTCCTGTAGCTCGTCGCGCAGGTCTTCAAGGTTACTTACCAATGTTTCTAATTTCTTTAATCTTGTCTTGTTCATAATGTTTTGTTTTATTTGTTAATTACTAAATTACTTACGGAAGCCTCTTCCGCCCATCTTAATGAAGATGTCTGGTCTTACGATAAACGTCAATACAATCATCAATGCTATCATAACAATTTCTTCTATGTTTTAAGTTACACAATGTTTACGCCATGAAAGTTCTTTTGATGGAGTGCATGTGAGCAGCAAGACGCTGCTGCTGCAAACGCTCGTCGGCATCGAAGTCCCACTTGTGCCAGAGGTGTCCGCTGTCGTCCAAGTCGCGCATCGTCTTCATCATCTTCAAGATGTTGTCCTTGTTGTCGCCCTTGGTGGTTATCAACTTCCACTCCCACTTATGAGGGTCTTCGTTCGTTGTAGCATCGGGGAATATCTGTTGCAATATTCTGAGGAATGCTTGAGTCTTTCGACTCTCCTGAAATATTGTTCTTTTAGTGTTGCCCATTTTGTTATATTGATTTAGTAAAACTTCTTTTTCTTTGTTCGCTCTGTTGAGCTGATATTTCTCATTTGACGCTCCAAGTTTGCAACCGTTTGCCTTCTTTACCGCAAGTGCTTTCTTTGTTCTATCGCTCGTCAACTCTCTCTCGTACTGTGCAACACTGGCAAACACACCAAGCAAAAGGGTGTTGATTGTCGGCATGTCACAGAAATGTATCTCAATACCAGTATTGATTACCTTGAAGCAGAACTCTACATCGCGGGCGAGTCGGTCAAGTTTTGCAATAACTAAAGGGCAGTTGTTCTTCTTGCAAAACATAATTGCATCCTGTAGTCCTTTTCTGTCTCTGTGAGTACCGCTCTCAATGTCCATAAACTCATGTTTGATATTCCCCTTGTTTTGATTAACAAAGTCTTGGCACATCTTTCTTTGTGCCTCAATACCAAGCATTGTCTTACCTTGCTTCTGAGTCGAAACGCGGAGGTATGTACAATAGTATTTCATCTTGCCAATGTTTTAAGTTAATACTTGAATTTGCTGCAAAGGTAAGCATTTTGTTTAATATATCCAAAAGTGCTTAACAATGTTTAAGTTAAAGAATCTAAACAAATCTATAGGTAAGTCCCCATTCCTGTGCGATATAATCTACAGCTGACGGAATCGGTATTCTTTGTAGCCAGCTGACGAGAGACTTGTCTTCTGTTTCGTTGAAGTATTGCGTCATGAAGTCCATGATGTCCATTGTTGTGTCTGACTTGAAAACCCCATGCTTGTCTGATGTTATCTTAATCTTGCCCATATCAGCATCCGTTTTTAATCAGGTATTCAACAATCTTTTCGTCAGTAGGGTCGTTTGCGATGAACCCGTAGTCACAGTAGAAGTAGATGTCATTGTCGAGCGCATGAGCCTCTGAATTTCCGTTGTTGTAATCTTCTTCAATGGCATCCCAAAGGTCAATGTCGGCGACTTTCACCACTGTTTCCGTGTCATCGCATACCTTGAACATAACCTCTCTTACAGGGAACTTCTTTCCGTCCCACTCTTCAAAATACTTGTTCATAGTCATTATTTGTTTGGAAATTTATATCTTCCGTTTTCGATAGTAGTCCCTCTTGGTACGAGGTCGAAGTGTGGAGATGTCTCGTAGTGACCAACAACGAATCCGTATTGCTTGATGTGTTCCGTCTCAGGATTGAACGTGAAATCGTCTACGTCGAACATCACATTGTTCTTGCAGATTACCAAGTCCCTGCTCTTGCACAGAGCCTTGACTTCGTCAAGCTTCATTTCGTGGTAGCGGCTTGATTCTCCGACTATCCACACCCATGCTCTTGTAACCATACTCAATCCTCCTCGTTTACATCAATAACCTTGTGACCTACAAAAGCATCAAAACGACAAGCGTAGTCGTATGGATTCTTTTTCATTTTTTGCTCAAAGATTGATTTTGCTTGCTCTTCGCTATCAGCCTCAACCTCTATTCTCTTGGACATTACAAAGTCCACGTCTAAAATAAAGTTCTTCATAATCTTACTTGTTTTAAATGAAACATCCGTTACTTAAATTGTCTGCATACGCAGCATAGAAACCATCTTCGGTGTGAAACACAACCTTGTAGTAGTAGTGTGTATACTCCCCGACGATGGATTCCTTGAACCATTTCCAAATATCCTCGCATTGGTTGAGAATATATGTCTTTCCGTTCAACTCCATAGTTATATTTTTTATCCGTAAATTGTCTCTCCGAATGTAATTATCTGTAGCAGGTTCTCGGCCTCAGTCAAATCGAGGTCATACGAATCGTCGTTGATAAGGTCGAAAGCGCATTTTGCATCCCAACCGCCATTGTCAATGGCCTTCTGTAGACCTTTCTTGATGTCTGAAAGAGTAATAGTGTAGTCCATAGTCGCATTGTCAGAGTCCCATGAGTGATACAACTTGCCGTAAAAATCCTCCTCGTCCTCTGCGTACATATCGTATATTACTATTGACTTTCCGTTGAGCAGCAACTTGGCGCATTTGTCCTCGATGCAGTCGTATTCGTCTGGGTTTGGAATCTTTCGATAGTCTTCTGTACTGTAGTCAACTCCCAAGAATTGAGAACCGTAAAGTCCTGTTGAAAGCAGATTAACGATGTCGTCATGCGTGATTTCCGTGATTGTTGTCTTTGTTTTCATAATTTAAATGTTTTGATGTTAATGTTCGTCGTTGTTCGGCGCAGAGTGTGAACGCTATTTCTTGTCCTCCTTATAATAGCATTTAACTTTCAGTCCGTCACGCACCATGTACTTAAGTAGCGTATTGCTCTCCTTGTAGAAGAGGTTGAGTTCAACTTTGTCAATCCAGTCAGCTGACAACATCCATGCGAACGCATCCTTTTTCTTTTCCTTGACAATATTCTTTAGGTGTTGCTCGTCACCCAAGAAGTTCATCAGCTGATGTACCCAAGGATATTTCGGGTCTTCTGGATTCTCTTGCTTATAGACATACAAGAATACCGCCAAGCAGTTGCCCTGTCTGATTTGGATTTTGTACTTGCGAGGCTTGTCCTCGTCCTGTCTCTGTTGGGCGATAGTAACAACACCCATAATGTTTTCATTGTAACGTATTGCCATAGTTAAAGTGAATTAAATTCCTGTTCCATGTAGTTGTTGTCCCTGTCCATCCAACCATGCGTGAACATGATTGTCATGTTGTAGTCGCACACCTTGTCAACCTCAATCTTTGCAATAACAATGGGGTAGCCAAGACCTTTGCAGCGTTCGATGCAGTGTGCTTTGTTTCCGCACTCAGTACCCTGCTCTCGGATGGCAATGTAGTATGGTACGTCAGCATCCCGTATAACATTACTTACCTCATTGAGAGAGTAAACCATGTCAGATGTTACATACTTGAATCCGCACACCGCAGACACTCCGAGAGCTGCCTGCGTGAGAATCTCGCTGATTTGCGAGAAGTGAATCTGTTTGTAAGTTTTCATAATTGTTTTTTATTGTTTATAATTGTAATATATTTGACTACAAACAAATTTTAGCCCGTTGCAAAAACCACCTTTGTGACTTTTATGTAAAGCACAATTTTTACATGTAGCTTTAACTTTAATAGGATTCCCGTGATTAAATACCATGACTTCCATAGTCGTTATTATTTAAATTGTTATGCCTCTGCGAGATAATATGTTGTTGTCTTGAACCGACCAGTATAGCAGTCCTGCGATGCCTTTGTCATAACTACGTAGCCTTCCTTGTCAAGCTCTTTGAGGACTTTCTTGAGAACGTTGTCAGCAGCCTTGGTGTGCTCGTGGTCTCCGTAACCAACACCGCCATTTGCTGAATCAATCTTCTTGCGCTCGATAACGTCGTAGTAGTCGTGACCTCCGTTGTCCTTGCGAATACCGAAACCTCTAAGTAAAAGGTTCTTGAACTCAATCTCTCTGTCAATTGCCATCATTGGCTTGAATAATGTAATCATAATCTAAAAGTTTTATTGGTTAATTGTTTAATACGAATAAACGCGAGCATACACATCTCTTTCTCCTTGAGAGGTGAAGTCAATATAAAGACCTCTTTTGTGATATTCTTCTGATAGTAAGGCTCTTAATTCAAAGTCTTTCGATACGTTTGGCGACATAAAGTGAATACTATTGTCGTCACCACACGTAACGGCAATGCTCAGTATATCACGTCTATACCCAACAATGGCTTGCCGACTATTGTTTTCTGTGTAGCCGCTTGAGAAAATCTTGTCAGACAAACCCTTTACTACTTCCAAATCTACTTTAATCTGATTCATAATATTTTACTTTATTTAATTAAATATAATAATTATTTATATCGTGTGCGTGTGCGTTTAAGCATACCATACACACAGGAATGCCCACAACATTGCGAGCACCAAGCAGCAGCAAAGGAAGCCGCCAATAAAATCCCAGTTAATCTTCATACGTTCTCCTCCTCAAATTCGTTTATGTCAAGACCTGCTTGGTCGAACATTGATACCTTAACCTCGTCAATATTTCCATAGTAGCCCCAACAGGAATCAGACTCTTCCCACTCAACTTCCTCGTACTCTTCGTCGTCCTTATTAACGTTTGTGTAACGTTTGTTGACGACGCTCTTGATGCAGTCTTCTACGACAAAACCATAGACCTCGTTGTCGCCCCAAGCCTTCAGTTCATCAAGCAGCCACTCAATCTCGTCAAGGCTATTGCCATTCCAATACTCCTCATCGTTTCCTCTGTACTTCAAGAACTCATCCTTCTCAAGCCAGCAGATACCCTCGCTGTCAGTAGAGAACTCATGGTAGAAAGATATATCTCCGTAGTAGCCAAATCCGTAGGACATAATCTTTATTCCGTCTGTCCAATACTTGTCATCACACAGGGCGTTAATCTGCTCGTCTGAAAGAATGTCTGCAATATTGTATATGTCAACGTCATAGATGTTTGTGCAGAACGCCCACTCTTCCGACCAATGAGCCTCATACACATTTCCTTGATAGTCTTTCCAAGTCGGTTGCCAAGACCATACAATCCATTCCTTGCGAGAGCGGTCATAAGACAATCCGTTTTCGTATCTGTCGTGCTCGCAGTCTTTGTAATTGTCTTTGAGAGTCTTGATGATTTTCTTGCTGTTGCCATATCGCTGCAACAGATACCGAATGAGTTTGCCAGCATCTTCCGATTTTGTCTCTCGCTCATGCTTGTCCATAATCGAGTAGTCTCTTGACCAGTCCTCGCAGTGCAGTGGCTCGTCGGTCATGTCGCGAGGATTCTCTGCATACTCGTCTCGGTAGAAGGAAATTCTCTGTGAGCCGTCCTTCTTGATAAATCTCTTTACTAATTCGTTTGCCATAGTTGTAATGTTTTATGTTAATACTAAGTACTAAGACAGTGCAATGATAAGCTGTTCTGCGGTAAACCATCCTTTCTTGTCTTGTCCTGCTACGTAACGTCCGTGACCTAAGATGGTTGGCTCCCATTTTCCTTTGATTTCCCCGTCAATTTCGTCAACGATAATAGATTCAAATGGAGACGTTGCGATAGTCTTATTCATAATATACACTCTCCATGCGTAGTATGGCATGCAACAATCATCCCCGTTGTTGCAATAGGCATGCAGCTCCCATTTATAACCATACTTGTTGAGAAAAGAAATCTGGTCGAGGAACTTCTGAGCCATTTCAACTCTCTTTTCCTTGATTTTGAACTGAGCGTCGTACTTTGCCTGCTCTGCTGCATTTCTCTCACTGATTCTGCTTGTGTAAAGTTTTTCTAAGTTTGTCATTTTTTTATGTTTTATGTTAATACTTATTCTTCCATATTATCATTGACTGCAAAGTAGTAGTCTGCTCCGTAGTCGTAGTACAAATCCCATTCGTCGTCAATGGAATCTACAAACCTTCTATACGTCGGCATATCATCGAACCGACCTTCACCGCCATAGATAACTGCTCCAAACCACTCCTTTGCAGCATCCTCTTCCGTTTGCTCAATGCCGTGATTTTTCTTGTTCTCTTCTGCAATCTCGCGAGCCTCATGAGACTCCAAGATTCCGTCATAAATGTACGTCATAATGTATATCGTTTTAATGTTTAGCTTCAATTCAAAATGTCCGTCGGGTATCTCACGACAGCCAACGGACGAACAATAGTATCAATCTAAAACATAATGCAAATAAGTGGCTGCGACCACATCAAAGTGTAGGCTCTAAGACCATCGCAGCCGAACCGTGCAGAGTGTGAACGCCTCACTTGAACGTGATAATGTGCGAGTCCCATGTTCGTCCCTCATGGCTCTCCATCTTTCCACCGAGGAACTTTACTATTGCAGGATAGCATGATATTCCGATTCCGCCCTCAAAGTAAGGTCTCCAATCTTTGTCAGAACCTGCGCCGACGTGCATAATGCCGTATGGTGCTTTCTTGCGGCTATTGCGCTTTCGCCAGAGCATACCCTTGCATACTGCGTTGAATACGTCAGCGACTACCGTGCTATGTTTGTCGTATCCCCAACCAGATGCAGAGGTCTTCCCGTGACGATATGTTCCGTCAGAAAGCCAAGCTTCCCACTCTGCATGAGGACAATTGCCCCATGTCCGAGACTTTTTCCACGTAATGTCGATGTAAATTCGCTCGACATCGGGAGTGCTGAACACACACTCGTTCTTCTTGTTTTCGATTTCGAGGTGCTTCAGAAATCCTTTCTCCGTCTTGTAATTGTTAGACTTAATCTCATAGTCCAACTCTCCCTTTGTAAGCCAAGGGAACTGCTTTGCCAATTCTTTCTTGTTCATAGTTGTAGTGTTTTATGCGTTAACAATCTCGTTGTACATTCTCTCCATTTCTGTATAGGCTATCTTGTGACAGCCTGCCGTGAGTATGTCGTTCTGATAAGAACTGATGGTGTACTTGCCACTTCCCTTTGTGTCAATCTGCATCTCCTTGAAGCAACTTGGATTCTCATGCCACTTGCTGACAATCTTCCACATCTTCTTGCAGGTGTCCACAGGGATGCGGATGTTCTTCGATGTCTCCACCTTGTCCTTGTTGAGATTCAGACGCAGGAGGACGTTGCCGTGATAGAAGAATGCGTCGTCTGTATCTGGAGCATTAAGTCTTGCGGTATCAATTGCCTGTAAATGCTTTCTCCACAAATCCCTGCATCCCTCAACACCACGACCAAGACACTCGTCAATCTGCTCCTGCTTGACCTGCTCCATGTACTCTCGCTCCTTGCGCTCCTCCTCCTCTCTGCGAAGACGCTCAATCTCAGCAGCACGTCTTTGAGCCTCCTCATCCGCAAAGTGCTTGTCCTGCTTGCGGATGAACTCAGAACAGATGATGTACTCTGGCTCTGTCGTACTCTCACGCAGGTAGTCGTCGTTGATGTATACGTCATCGTCCCAAGAGTGTTCCTTTTCCTTGGTGTGTGCCTTGATACGCTTGAGTGTAAGTATTGCCTTGCGACTGTCTGCTACCTCCTTGCACTTCTTGTAGAAGTCTGCAATCCACTGCTCCTTGTCCTCGCTCTTGCGGAAAGAATCGTAGTCGAATGATACGCTCGTGTTAAGCCAGTAGAACCCGTAGATACATTTTCCACCGCACTCATATACCACTCCGTTGTCCTTGTTGATGCAGTTGTTGTGTACATCTTTCTCGTAGCCACCACCCCAAGACTTCTTCTTCGGCTCAAAACCTACAATCCATTTGTATGCGTTGCGGAAGTTCTTGTTGTACTTCTCCTTCAACTCGTCCTCGTGCTTCTTGTACTCCTTGTGTGCAAGAGCTTTGAAATGCAACTTAACACGTTCCTTTGCGGTCAACTTGCGGATGTCGTCTGCACTCATTTCGTGGTCAAGTACATTGTAACCACCCCACTTCTCATAAGGCGAACGGATGCCAAGACGATTGCACAATGCATCAACTTTTGCACGCTTGTCTGCTGACTTGCGATACCTTGCACAGTAGTCCCAATACTTCTTGTATGTACCCTCGCCAAAGAGTGCGTCTGTAAGTACCTGCACGTTGCGCTCTCCGTCCTTGAGCATCTTCACAAGTTTCTTGTAGTCCTTGTTCTTCGTCCACTTGAGATACTTTGCAATGCTCGTGTCCTTGTATAGGCTGCACAACTCCTCAATATATCCCCATGCAGAGAAGTTCACGTTCTCCAAACCCTTCGTCTTGCCTCCGTTGATGGCTGCAAGCTGATTGTAGATACGTCCTACATAGTGGTCTATCATCTGCATCCTGTGGTACTCCTTGAAGTCCTCGTCCTTTGAGTTATAACCTACGAGCTCGCAGTTGCGCCAACCATAGTACGAGCTGCTGCCAAAGTCCAAAGGGAACACGTGCACATCGTCAGGGAATACGCCCTTCCATAGCTTGTGCTTGCTGCTACTTGTTGATGTGCTGCCGTCGAAGATAACGACAACATTCTTGCTGATGTCAACCCACTGACCGAAGACAGTAGAGTAGGAATAATAGTTCCTGCCCTCGTACCTCACATTTCCTGCTGCGATACGTCCGTTCTTACCTTCCTGCTTGTTCGCAAATCTGTGCTGAATGTCTGAATAATTCATAATGCTAAATGTTTTAAATGTTAATACTATTTGTTAATCTGTAATAATGATATACCTTCCGTTCTTCCTGCACACCCAACCAAAGCCAGATGACGTGCGCTGCCAACCATTGTACAGGTCGTGCCACTCTGTCAGTCCAAGGCGGTCGCACTCCAATTCTGAGTTTGATGGTTCGTGTTCGCTTACCATAAGCCTGCAAAAGTTTGTCTTGCTGCTGCGTACATCCGTATAGTCAAAATACTCGTTAGGATGCTCATCTGCATAGTCCATTATATCGGTTGTGCCTACTGCATACGAGTCAAGCACAATTTCTTCACATCTTACTCTTTCCATAGTCGTACTACTTTATTTCCTTCATTCCGTCATAGCACTCAAGTGCCCGTGCTACCAACTTGTCACGATTGCCAGTATCGAGGTCGCCATATAGACAATCCACAGCACTGCGCACTCCGTACTCGTTGCAGTAGTAGCACCAGCGATGCCAATAGTGCTCGTACCCACCGCACGAATTGCCGAATACTATCTTGCACTCGTCCTCGCTCCACTTATTCCACATGTAGTAGAAAAAAGATGATACGTCGTTTTTCATACTCTTCCCTCCTGCTCCGTTGGTTCAACACTAACAAGAACAACATCGTCAATGTCGTCCTCAAACACTTTGTCCATGTGAAAACATGCGTCTACAAGTCCGTCGTCCTCGTTGACACCATAACCTACTGCTTGTGTGGCTACCATGCCTGCAACCAACACGTTAAAAATGTACTTTTTCATTGCTTTTTGTTTTAGATGTTAATACTATGCGGTTATAAAAATATACGTCAGCACACCGCCTGCTGACGCAACAAAAAGATAGCATAGCAACTCAAACGTGCCACTATCGTAAAAATTACTCTTCATCATTGTTCCACTCTATTGCCTGCTGCTCTCGCTGAAACACGACAGCATTTAGCGCGCACAGCACTGTTAATAACTTATACATCCATGCTGCACCATGCTCGGTGGCTTCCTGCCAGTCGGTTGCAAAAGTGAGCATAATTACGCCCAAAATCATTGCCACTTCCATAGCAATGAAGATAATTTTTGCATGTTTCATCTTGCTTTATGTTTTAGTTAATACTACCAATTCTCGCCTCCGTTAATAGGTGCGTTGCTTGAGTTCATTCTGATATAGTCCTCCGCCTGCTCTGCCACAGACTTCGCCCACCTATACAATTCTGGCGCTAAATCCCTTCCGTCGCAGTCATCCCAAGGCTCGTAGTCGTCCGCTGCTGCGTACTCGTAGCCATCCATAATCTCTTGAGCCGCACGCAAAATCTGCTCAAACGGCTCGACGCTACCATAAATTACACTCATACTTTTAATTTTTTAAAGTTGATACTATTTCGCTGACGACAGGGCGCACGTCGAGTGTGAACGCGCCTGCTTTGCGCCTGCTTAATCTACCCAATATGCCTGCTTTGTACACAAGTCCGCTGCTAACGTGCCTGCATAATACTCTCCGTCGTTCACTACGGCTGCACTTCCGCAGTCGCAAAAGTCCTGCCAGCGGACAATAGTCAGCCCATGCTTGCGCACGAAACGCGTGATGATGCTTTCGCTTGCGCTCTTTTTTACCTGCTTTTTAGCCATGATTCCTGCTTTTAGATGACGATACTATGATGATGCACGGACACAATTTACCCGTGCTATTCGTGTCTGCTCGCACGTCCTTATATCTTGCACTTGCAGACGCAAGTCGTATATGTACCAACACGGACACCAACAACTATGCTGCCAGTGCTCGGAGTACAGTTTGCGCGTACACGTTTGCGCACACCTTGCCCCTGCCCTGCTCGGAATATTTCCCGCCTGCTCTCACGTCTGGACACAATCCGACCCTGCTTTTTGCTCTCGCGTCCCTGCAAAGGGTCAACCATGTTCCAGATACGTGCCTGCACAAGTCCTGCTGGCACGTCCCTGCAAAGGTCGCACAATTTTGCCATGATATAAAATGTTTTAAATTGACACAATAAGGGTGTAATATTGCCAAAAATAGCATGAAACGCACACCCTAAAATAAAACGTTTCGGACGGAATAAACACAACAATTGTGAAGGGAGAGAGTTTTCGCACTCTCTCCCGTCCCGTTTCGTCGCAATTTTCAGCGACTCATCAGCGAAACTCTTTTGTTACTTTGCAACCGCTTTTAGTAACTTTTCGAGAGTCCATGTACCTTCCTTTATTGCGGTAAGTTTGAAGGTGGTTTTTACATTCCCTTTGTCATCAGTCAGTGGTATAAATTTACCTTCTTTGTCCTTCTTGCATTTTCCTTCTGCGTCTCTCTCATATAGAGTAACTTCGCGGACATAAGCGGGTAATTTTTCACCCTTCACCTCAACAAAGTTTACAACGAACTCTAAATACTTAGTCTTAGAAAGTTTTCCGTTAGTAGGCAAGCCCACTTCTTTGAATAACGTGGCCGTCTCCTTCATCATGTCCTTTCTCTGTGCTAAGTTAAGAAGTTTAGAAAGGGTGCGCTCTTTTTTGTGCCATTCCTTTCGCGTCTCCTTAGTGTTGTTAATTACGTTGTTTGCACTCTCGAAATTGTTTGTAAATGATACGTTTGACATAATTGTAAAATGTTTAGAGATTAATACTATTACATGAAGTAATCATGTACGAAACAATTTTGTTTCGGACGGGCTAACGTTTCCCTAAGGTGGATAAATTCGGCTAAATAACCTATAAAGTACTAATAAGCAAACTTAGTTAACTAAGAGTGAATAACGGACTATTAAAGTAACCAGACTAAAAGAGTTTTTCCGTATCTCTTAGGGCTTATTTTCCTTTCCACAATTTTCGACTTACTTTCTAACTTCACCACTAAGACACCTTTGTCTTAAATCTCCTTGTTTCCTTACTTTGTCCGTTGTCCTTCGTTGTCCGTTGTCCGAATTCCCAAAGGAAAGCAATTTCTTAACTTTCTTCGTCGCTTAGTGCAAAGTCAGTAGGTATTAAAATACCTTTGTTCAAACGTTGTCCGTTGCTTTTTTTGACCAAAGTAAAACGCTAAATTTCGAGGACCTAATTTAAAGCGCTAAAAGTGGTTATCTTTGATTTCGTCTACTTCTTAGAAACGGAATACCGCTGTATTCGGTTGCAAAGTTAAGCAATTGTTTTTATATGACAATGACTAAATAAGCATATATAAATTAATTCGTTGATAATCAGTAAATTACAAGTGAAAAAAAATAAATATACAAAACTTATTTAGAATAATAAACGTAAATAATTGATAATCAGTAAATTATATAATATACAATATTTTATATATAATAATGAATAAATATACATATATATATTATATAATAATGTATATAATAACTACATGTTTATATTTTAGTGTTTTGTTTTAGTATAATGTTTAGTATAATATGTTGTATTTATTATGTTTATGTTTATGTTTATGTTTAATGTTATACCAGCAAATTGACCGCTTTTTGTTTTTGTGGCAAAGGGAAAAATAATAGAATATTGTTGTATCTGTTTTTGTGGATTGATTGGTTTTTGCCGTTTGGTATAACTCCAAGCATGAAAAAGAATATCTTTGCATTAATCCGTTTTTTATTGTTTGGTAGTCGTTTTTAGCGGATTGCAAGCGGATGCAAACGAACGTTCAAAAACGCTTAAAACGATAAGACGGGAGGGGAGGGTGCAGGGAGCGCAAAGTATATGGTGCAAACAGTCCTTTCCAAAAAAAGAAAAAACAAAAAATAAAACTTCGGATTTCAAATTCAAAAATAAAAATTTTCAAAATCGAATTTCAAAAATCGAAAAATCATAAAAATCAAGTTTTCCGTCATATACGTGCGTGTGTGTGCGTGAAAGACGAAAATTTGGCTATATTTTCAGTTGTGTGATGCTGTAGAGTGTCGTAAGATGCCGTTTGAGGTCATTTTTAGCCTCGTAGAGCGTATTTTATGTGCGAGGTGGACAATTTATCCACTGGTGTTGTAAAAAGCCGTCAGAGGGCTTAAAAATAGCTTTTCTTGTTTTTTTAACCTAAAAATCATTAAAAATTTGAGAGTTATTCATGTAAACGTAGTATCTTTGCCTGAAATTTCTATTAAACAAGTTATAATTATTATGAAACAGTTGCATTTTTATCAGTATGGTGTGTGTGGAGAGGTCGAATACATAAAAGACCTTCCGAACTGGACGGGTGAAGTCCCGCAGCAAGGCGATTTTGTAAAACTACACTTTGGTGACAACCGTGAAGAAGAATATGTTTTTCGTGTTCTTTATCGCGCCATTGATGGTCGCAAGCCAAACGACGTTGATGTATTTGTGTCTATGGTTAAA